GCCTAGACCACATGCTGCAACAAACTCGTTTGAGTAAATTTCAGATAGATCTGATAATACATGCTTGATTCTTACAATAGAAGAACCAGATGTAGCAGCGCATGTCCAACCACCAGTTTGTACGGCAGTAGCAGATGATGCCCCACCTACAGAAACTGCAGTGACTTGAGAAGTATACTTTGTGGTATCAGCAGTTGGAGTAACTCCAGCCAATTGATTACCAGTAGCATCCTTAACTACAAAGTCATAAGTTCCTGTGCGTGTTCCATTAGATAGTGCAATGTCAACACCTGTTACGGAGATTGATGCTGCACGACCTGTAAAGGTAATGCTTTTTGTTGCAAGAACTGTTCCATTGAATGAAACTGTGATTGTTGTGTTAACTGGCTTGTTAGCATTTGTAGCGCCTTGCTTTAGATAAAGCACTCCGCCAACTCCAGTCTTTGCTGCAGTTGAAACTTCTACAGATGGAGAAGCGTCCCATGCAACAATTGCACCATTAGTTGCTGATGCTTGAAGAACACCATTTGTTGAAAGTGTTGCTGCATATGCATCTTTTGCTAGAACATTTACGTAACCTGTTCCTTCGTTAACAACTGTTGTTGAACCAGCAACGTCTACGCTAGACGCCAAAGTTCCTGCTGTTGATGAATCTTGTACACGAACAAATGAATCGGCAACAGACAAAATATTTGTCTTTGCTGTTGTTCCTGCATAGATTGTTTTAATATCAATTGTAGAAGTAGTTGCGCCAACTTTCTTCTTTTGAGTTACAGTTACAGTTCCTGAACCATTAACAGTTAACTTAACATTGGTTGGCAATGTTACTGCTGTTGATGTTGTAGCCGTAAATGTAAATAACTTACCTAGATTAGTAAGCGTTACACCTGTAGGGTTTGACCCTGCTGCTGTGTAATCAGTAAAGGTTGCAGGACCAGAGATTTCTAACGAAACGTTATCATCTGCTGTTGCAGCCAAGGTATCACTTGTTGTTAATACAACAACTGCATTAACTCCAGATTCTGCCTTAGTTGTGTCTGTTAATACTGTTACACCACGAGCACCTGCTGCTAGTGAATCGGACAATACATATCCGTTAGTCACTGCTGCTTGAGCCTGTGGAATTGCAACAAAGAGTGTACCTGCTACCGCTGCAGCCGTAACAAGAGCGATCTTTTTGAATGAATTCATTTTTCTCCTATTTCTTTTTATATTAGATTGAATCTATCTAGATAATCTTTTACGTCATCTGGGATAGGTTTATATTGTATCACGTTGTCAGGAAGGCTGTCAACTTGCTTTGGCCTATCTTTAAACGTGTGTACTTCTATTTCTTGATTTACATTTTTAGGCGTAAAACTAATTGCCCCAAAGACTGCCCCGCATACGGCATCTGACAAGTCCTTGGATTTTTTACGTGGGTGATCAACTTTTTTATCATTGATAATTTTTAACTCCCCCATCTCGTCTAACAATAAAGGAATCATGGGCATGGCAACTCTCTCTTCATATACAAGCATTGCTAGATCTTCATAGTGTTTTTTGCCCACGGATATTGTTTCAGTTTTAATTCCGACAGATTTTAATTCATTTTGAATATCAAATGATTGCCACCTATCAAAAGAAACCAGGCCTATGTTAAATCCTTGCCTTCTTAGATTAATAATCCAATTTTTTACATCACTTAAGTTAACTGGTCCTTCTGTTTTTGGTTCCCACCACGCAACTGCGTCAACAATAACAATTGGAGCAACCTGTTCATAATCTTTTAATACTTGAAGACTAACCCATTTATCAACGTGTGCAATTGCTACGGCACACTTGTCATGTTTTTGTGCAAGGTCAGCATGAATATAATATATTTTTTCTGGATCTGGTTGAAAAGAAGAATCAAATCTTCTTGAACTGTCTACTGGATTTCTTAATGACATGCATTTTTCTAGTTTATCTCTTTGTTTAAAAAATGCATCAGAAGAGTATGTTGGTTTACAGGCAAAGCGCATCATGGCATCACCAAGGTCTGTAAAAAATGAAAGTTTAAAGTCTTCAATACTTCTAGTTGGATTTACTTCCCACGTTGGTTTTTTTAATGCAAGAATTCCTGGGAATTTATAAGACTTTATATAATCTTCGTCCCAGGTAATTTCAAATGTATTATCTGGATGATCTTCAGGTAGAGTGGGATTAATAATAAATTTATGATGCTTTTCAATTACTTCTTTTTCTGCAATAACATCGTCATATCTTTTTGAAATAAAGTCTCCAACATATCTAGGGAATGAAAGTAATGCAACCTTACCTAAATCTGGAAAACGGGAATCAACTGATCCACGAAATGCCTTATAAATATTTTCTGCAGTCTTGCCCTGTTCATTTCCAGTTCCAACTTCTGATGCAAAACCAGAAATTTCATCAAGCACTGCAAGTATTAAGTTCAAACCTTCATGCGATTCTCTTTCTGAATGTCCAGAATAAACCGTAATGGATTTATTAAACTCTACACTATCTGCTTTTGCATAAAATTTTCCTGCAAACCAAGGTGATCCTTCAATCTTTGTTTTAAATCCTTTAAAGAAAACATTCTTGGCCTGTTGAGCATTAATAGCAACGTTAATAATATCAATAGCGTCCCCTCCTGGCTTGCCAAAGTATCTTGCTGGATCTTTAAGGCATAAGAGTTTGTATACTAAGTATGCACAGCCTACGGTAGAAGTAAAGTCTTTTCCACTACCCTTGCCAAGTTGCAATATGATTTCATTCTTTGTATATTTGTCATAATGAGCACCGCCATCATTTGTTCCCATTAAAGACTCTAAGTCTTTTTTATAATAAATCTGGCTCATTGCCTCTACAATGTTATATTGTATTTCTGATAGTTGTGGCTGACCAAGGTAGTCAGGGGACTCAACAAACGTTTTTACGTCTACTGGATTTTCTTCAAAAACACTATCCTTTAAGACTTCTAAAAAATCATTGAATGTCGTGGACAATTGTTAACACCTCATTATCCTTAGCAATATCAGATAAACGTTTCATAACTTTATCTCTTACCTCTGGATGTTCGCTTGCGATGTCTCGTAAAATTTCTACAAGAATCTCTTGACGTCTTTCAATTTCTACCATTTCTTCTGCTAACTCTTTATTTTCTAGCAGTCCCGCCTTTTGAAGCATCTCAATTCTGGCTTTTTCAATATCCACAACCAGTTTAATCCCTTGAGTTTTTGCAGAAAGATTATTGCCAAGGCTTGCTTCATCAATAACTTCGTATGCTTTTGTAATTAGTTTTCCATAATGAGCATCCATTGATGCCAATGCTTCTTTTGCTCTTGCACGGATTGCATCATTTGCTGATGCCATCACTTTCCATTCATTTATTAATGCAACTACACGCACTCTTGGAATTTCTAATTCTTTTGATATTTTTGTTGGATCATTACCCTTTAGATATTCTTCAACAACCTTATTGACCTGATCTAAATGTTCTACTAACTCTGCTTCAGTTGACATTTGCGTACTCCCTTATACTCATATTGTAAAGACGGTCACACCAAAAAAGATGATAGGATGTTCCTACATGCTCGTTATCCCTAGATGTTATTGCAAATTTATCTCTAATTAAACTGTCTGCATGTTTTTTAAAAAAATCTATAAAATCAGCCCTTGGGAAAAACCAAAGTGTTTTTAAATCCATTTCTGGAAAATTGTAGTCCCATGAAAACATGTATAGTTTAATGTTGTTTGATTTACAATAAAGTTCTAAAAATAACAGATAGTGAAAAGTATTAATTTTAAGAACCTCTAAAGATTGCTCATCAGTGTCTTTTGTATAAGTTCCATGCCTTACTGATCCAGCCTCAAAATCCCCAGGAGACTTTAAGAATTTTCTGGTCTCTTCATTGATTGCAATATAATTTCTGCCTATTTCTGGCAGGCAAATAAAAATTTGATCTGGTTTGCCAAATTTATCTATATACTTAAATATATTAGCAACAATTTCTAAACATCCAATTCCTGGCATTGCTAAATTAAAATATCCAGAAACTTTTTTATTTTCTTTTATTCTATTGTATAACTTTTTTGACCAAACTTCATCTTCTTCTAGGCCAATTCCAAATGTTGTTGAGCATCCAGAAAATAGCAAATGTTCTCCTTCATGATTGTTTCCAAATTCTTCACATCTAAAGTTTTTAGAATTTAATGTTAGATCGACAAAAGATTGATTTTTAAATAGATGTCCCCATCCATCCAGATCTTTTTTAAATTTGTTAAGAACTAAATGATTCATTTTAATTTTGATCATTTTTTTCCTTGGCTATTTTTAATAATACTAAATATCCGATTAGATCGTCTATGTCGTTATCACCAACATAATCGGTACCTTTCATAAGCCTGCTAAGTTTGTCGTCAATTCTTACACGTAGTTGCTCTACTGGATCTGACTTGCTAAAAATTCTAACTGGATCTAAGGCAGAATCTCCATAGGCAATATTTTTTTCAATAAGCATTTGTGCAATTGAATGACAGGTTTGCCAAATATTAATTCCAGATGGAGCGCCTAGGGAATGTAAATATAAATCAGTGCATTTAAAATCTCTCACATCTTTATATACTGACTCAAGTTTCATCAGGCTCACCTTCCCAATCGAATACGTCTGGTAAATCTTTAAACGTAGAAATGGCATATGTTATACCAACAGCAGTAACTATTGCTGTCGTTAATAATATCTTTTTAGCCTTACTCATCTTTTTGACTTCCTTAATCCAAATTTTGCAAGGTATACGTAAATAGTTTCAACGCTGGTTCCACATTCCTTAGCAATGTCCTGTGGAGACTTTTTATCCATAACATAGCGCTTACGAAGCCAAGTCTCACTTGTATATAGTTTACCAGTCATAGTATTATTTGTCAACCTTTGTTACTGGATCAAGTCTATCCCAAAACCCTCCTGGGTTTCCTTGATACGCTTGCCCAGTTTCCCGATCCAAAAGAAGCCATTTAGTTGGAGCCAAGGTTTTAACTGTTAAGATAACATCATCTTTTTCTTCTTTAAAAATAAGAGGCTTTCTATTTGTCATTTAAAAGCCTTTATTAAATTATTAATTGCCCAGTATCCTATCCCACAAGCATCTGCAACATCGTTATCTCTAATATCTTTGTCATATTGAACGTTAATAAACCTAATAGTCTTTTCTTTTCTTATTTCACGCTCTTGTGTTTTATACCACGACTCTGATTTATTTGGGGTCTTACTTCTCATATCTATTTTTTCTTCTTTGCTAAATCGCTTATTGCCAATGTAGTTCTGCCAGGTTATAGGCGAAACAGATCCTATTTCTTTAACTCCACATTCCCAAAATGCTGCTAATATTGCTCCTTGGATTAATGCCAAATCAGATACTGTTTTTGGGCTATTCATAAAAATAGTATGCTCAATAACAACAACATCTATATTGTATAGATCAAACAGCGCCCTAGTTTTTGCGTATGCATCCCCTATTTTTTCATAAACTGTATTTCCAGTAAAGTTTACTTTTCCTACAAAATCTAATTTTTTATTATCAAAAATAGCAAAGGCAATGCTATTTGTGCTTGCATCGACAGCACAAACTTTTTGCCTATTTTCATTCTCAAGATTTATTATTTTTGCTATCACGCACAATTCCTTTGAGTTTTTTTAATGTCTTTTCAACTTCTTTGTTATTGACTTGACATACATTACAAAGGCTGTCGTCATTATACATAGATAAAACTATGCCACAGCCTCCAGAACATTTCTTTGGATTTAGTTTTCTTTTTTGTCGTTTAACAGAATTATATCTAGAAAATATTTTTTCTTTTGTAGCGCTTTCTCTGCAAAGAACACTACAATAAACCTGATAACTCACATTAGGTTTAAATTGACTATTGCACCAACTACATTGTTTCACTTAATTCCTCTAGAGTTTTTATTTTAATTACACCATCTCCAGCCTCATCGCATGTTTTTCTAACTGGGCAAGTTTTACACTTTTTAGAATTGCTTCTATAGTTTTTAATTGGTAACTGTTTATTTTTCCAAGCAGCAAAAACTTCATCCATCCAAGCAAAGGTGTTATCAATATATCCTCTATAGGTATCGTTTACTTCAATAGGGAAAAGTAGTAGTTCGTGATTATTTTTGTTTTCATAAATAATAATTCCCTTAGATTTTTTTAATATCTTCATATATATTAATGTCTGAGTAACGTGATCTTTTTTTGGCTTACCAGCCTTTTTCCTATATTCGAATACTTCATTATTCTGTGTTTTAATTTCTCCAACAATCTCTTCGCCATTCCAGACAAGCATGCAGTCGCCATATCCAAAAATTGGAGGACTTGAACTAACCACTTTAAACTCTGTGGTATTTTCTATTTCTTTTGTTTTAGGGTTTTCCTTTTGGAATACCTGGGCAATGCCAGAATCTAGCAACGCCTTTTCAATTCTGCTATGAGATAAAACTCCACTGCTCATATTTGCTATGTCATACGGAGTGCTGTAAGTTTCAAATATTGCGCCTTCAAATGCCAAATACCAATATCTTGGGCAAACACCATTTCCATCGCTATAAGTTAAGGTTGACGGAGCAAATGTCTTCTTAGTCATAAACTTTGGATCCTGATTTGCAATATACCCGCTGTTAATTTTTTCCGCTATACCAGAAACGTCAAACGCTGGTGGTGGTGCGCTGTCTTTTTTAATCATAACCTGCTGTAATAAGTTTTTAGTCATTTTATCCTTTTCTGTTTAATTAATTATATCAGTTATCAGCGAGTTATGTATTTGAGTGCTGAGACCAAGTTGTTTACGGATTCTGCTGCTGTGTAGTAAATATTTTTTTTAGCCCTATTGTTTTTATCTACATTGGCCATCCAGGTTGCCTTTAAAGAAAGTTTAGCAGCAATAGCCTGAAGCCTTACAATTTCAACAGTTGCCACAGCAATAGGAATGTCTGGCTTTATAATAAGTTTAGCGATCATCTCAAGAGATGTTGTTAATTCTTTATCATCCATGTATTCAGCAATTTCTGCCAATCCATTAATAGATTCAAGTGTTGTCTTTTCTGGCTCCATTATTTATTTCCCTTCAATGCCTCTAGTTGTTCGAAAAACTTTTTTCTATATTCTTTCATTTTTGGCATACTGTTATGCCTTTTGATAATTACGTCTCGCTCTTCTTTACTCATTTGTTTTTCAGCATAAGGCTGATGTTCAAGTTTATTGGAAAAATGAAATACAATAACTTCGCATCTATCATTTTCTTTTAATATAATTGGGTCTCTCCAATGAATTCTATCTGAAGCCTCGAATACCAAAACCTCATTATTCTGTAATATAAATCCTTCATCTTCAACAACAATTGGCCAATCAATATTGCTTGACATTTGATAATCAATACTAACTTTTGTATAGTAGTTTTCAACATCAAGGTGTGGTGGAAGATTTGGAGAATTGCCATTTCCATATTTACCAAAGTAGTCCAGATACTGATAATGTGTTAGTTCTAAATCTGGATCATCAACAAACTGTTTTGCTAGTGTTATTAATTTTTCTTCAATGTTTTTTGGAATAGCAAATTCAATTTGAGATCTTGACATTGACTCAATAGTCATTGGAGCGTACCTGCTAGATCCAGGCTCCAACATTCTATTTGTTTCTATTAACTCTCTTAATATTCTTTCTTCTTCTAAAGTAAAGAAATTTTTAAAAATACCGCTTTTTGTTTCCATCTTACTATATTACCACAAAAGCGGTTTATTGTCAATTCTATATCAATTTTTATTTAAAAGCCCTTGTATGGTTGTTCTAGCAAAGTTATTACAAGCAACAACTAATCTTTCCGCAATATCGCTTTTATGATTTTCTTTATAGGATGGCTCACTATCTATTGAAAAATGAGCAAAAATCATTTCAATAAAATCATCATCTTTAAATTCTTTATATTCTCTCCAATGTATTTGATTGGTTCCAGAAAAGGTTAGGGCCTCATTATTCTTTAAAGTAAATGATCTGTTATCGACAATAATTGCCCAGTCTATATTTGATTTTACTTGAATATCAATTGTTACTCTTGGAGTGGAAAAGGCATTGTCAAAATGTGGAGTTAATATTGGCATTTCTCCATACTGTTTTGAATATCTTGCAAAAGAAATTTCTTGAAGTTTAACTGGCTCATCATATATTTCTTTAGCAATAGAGTTAATTTTATTTATTACTGACTCTGGCAATTGATTAAACCATACTTTTTGTGCATAGATTGAGGTAGTTGAAGTTTTTTCTTTTTGGTTTATATCAATTGTTTGGTATAAGTCTTCTATTTCTTGATTTGTAAAAACATCTTTATATACAGAATTCTTAAGTAATTTACTTTGCATTATCTTTAGGCTTAACTTTAACCTCAGTATCAACTATTTCTGTTTCTACCTTATCGCTGTTTATACCAGTTTCGTCCATTAGCATGCTTGATCTAAATCTCATTATTCGATCGTGATCTTTTCTTTTATACTTAGGAGGAATATGTGTAAACCAACAGAACATCATATTTATGTCTGTGTGTGCTGGCAAAACCTTTTTTTCTCGCCAATGCATCTGACTAGTGCCAGAAAATAGAAGACCTTGATTATCTTCTAAATGAAAGGTTTCTCCCTCTACAATAACTCCCCATTTTTCATTTGTTTTTAACTGAACATCTATCAAAAACATATCTACTGGGCGTGTGTCATAATGAGGAAAAAGTTTTACCATGTAATCAAATTGCGGACTGTACTTTACTATTGAGATTTGCTCTACTTTCATTTCTTCACCCATAGTGTCACTCATTAGTTTTGTAAGTTTTTCTTTTACCTGATCGCTGGGCTGAAGGTCAGTGTATACTCCTTGTCCACCCCAAGTTTGAATTTTAATTTTATCTTTTGGGTATTCTTCCATATCTTTTAGAATAGTGTCTATTTCTTCTTGGGTTAGTACATTATCAAAAATTATTGGCTTAAAATCACTATCTCTAATGTGCTCTTGGCTTTCAATTAAAGCCTTATATCTAGGTAAGTGGTCATAGTTAAAAGTTGACATAATTATATTATACCACTACCCTGGTCTAAAGGATTGCTCTTTTGGCTTGTATTTTTAGTGACTACTATGTCTTCTAATACTGATAACTCTATAATGGCAAGCCTAACCTTAGATTTTTCGTCCCCTATAGAAACAAAAAGGGCTGGGTCTTTATGATTTTTTATAGAGTCTGTTGTTATTTTTGCCCAAACATCTTTATTTAAAGTAAAAGATTTTTTAACTTCTTTAAAGTCAACAGTAAAGTTTTCCCAGGTTGCGTCGCCCTTTTGATTATTTCTTCCAGAGTTTTTATGTTGCTTGGCGCCAATTCTTTTACTTTCTGATCTTTCACTCATTAGCAAAGTCCTTTTTCTTTTTCTTTTTAGGAACAAGCGATACTCTTGATATGTGTTTTTTACTACACATCCAAGTAGCATCTCCCGTTTCTATCCATAATCTCAATGAAGAAACTTCTTCTTGGCATGTTTTACACGGCCACTTTCCTGGATAAATAGAGTATTTATTTTGCAAAATTATTAGTCGTCATCCTTTATTGAAAAATTAAAGAATAGTAAGTCAGAGCCACGGCTATCCTGATCAGAAAGAATAATTTTACAATCTTGAGACGTTGGAGATAGGGTAAGCGCATAATGTTGTTTTACTGTAAATGGCTTATCGTTAATCAAATATTTACAGTTATTGTCTGTTAACGGTATCATTAAACTAACTAACTTTTTGTTAGATTGGTTTTCATATCCTTTCATTATGCTTTCATTATTTACTAAATTTTTAACTAAATAAGCATTTTCGAATACAAGATCAAATTCAGCATGGACATGCTTCATAAATGTGATTACTTTGTTTTTGGCTTCTTCTGTAATATCGACAATTTTACTTTCTAAATTATTCATATTGTCTGGATTGTAAAAATCAAAAATATCTTTTCCATTAATTGGAGCCCTATACATTGTATTATGTGTAAGTGGTGTTGAGCCATCTAGACTAATTTTTTTAAAATCAGGGTATTGATTTGACAATTCTGATATTTGTATTTTCTTCCACCAATCTTCTTTTTTGAGTGATGGTGGCGCTTCAATTTTTTTATTAATAAAACTTGATCTTATTTTCATTATGTCTGAATTTTCTTTAGACATTGCTCTTGGACTCTTATGCTGTAACCAAAAAAATAAAAGATCAATCTTTGCATTTTCTTTTAATTTAATAGGCTCTCTCCAATGAATTCTGCCAGTGCCACAAAATAAAAGTGCCTCGTTATCTCCAAAGTCAAATCTTTTTCCTTCCATAAACAATCCCCAATTTTCCGTAGACTGAACATGATAGTCAAATACATACATTTCTACTGGACGTGCATCATAGTGTGGACCGAACTTTGGGTACCATCCAAAATCTGGGCTATACCTATTGCCCCCCACCTCTAAAACTTCCAACTCTTCTCCTACTGCATCGCTAGCCATTTTTTCAATTTTTTCAATAATGCTTTTTCTATTTAAAAAATTAATATCTAAAGTTCCCAAACCGTTGTATGCCTGAACATTTATATTTTCTGCTGTTACATTATTAAATTGATCTTTGATGTATTCTAATTCTTCATCTGGTAAAACATTTGTAAAAAGAATTGGTTCAAAATCTTGGCCATTTATTTTTGGTTGACTTTGAACTAGGCGAATATACTCTGGAAACGTTTCTTCATTATAATACTCATTCATAATAAGATTATACTCTATCTATAAAAAATAAAAGACTATGCATTTAGTTTATCCATAATAGACTCTTGAAGATCTAGATCCTCTTTTACACGATTAATAAATCCTTCTCTGCCCTGGACTTTTGAGCCATCTGGTAATATATACCAGGCTCCTGTGCGCTCTACTATGCCCCTTAATTCAGCAGTATCAATAAGATCAGCGATGCTGTCAACCCCAACTGAGTCACCTCTAAAGTAAAAATCATACTCTCCAGACTGAAACCCTGGACTTGTTTTTGAAAATTGCAAGTCCCACCTAATCTTACGACCAACCTTTTCTTCAATTAATTTATCACCTACAGGAATCTTCCCTTTAATTGCTTGATTGTCCGATTCTGAAGAAAATAACTTAATAACTGTTGAAGAGTAGAATTTAGTAGCCTGACCGCCAGTAGGCTGCTGGCTAGTATACATAGCAGAAATATTATTACGGCTTTGACTAATAAGAATAAAAAGAGTTGGCTTAACTTTATTATTAGCATAATTAATCATTTTCCAGGCATTGGAAAAGTCTCTTGATTCTGCTCCAATTTGTTTTGTATTTTCAAGTTGTTTAAGTTCATCTGAATCTTTTTCAAAATAGATTGCTGGAAGAAGTGATGTAATTGAATCAACAACAATTAAATCAACTCCAGCATTCATCAAATTTGTTCCAATATCTACCATTTCATTTATTGTTCGGCACTGAGAAACAATAAGTTTTGAAGAGTCTACTCCAAGTAACTCAGCCCAAACTTTATCATATGACATTTCTGCATCAATCCATGCACAAATTTTTCCTTCTTTTTGTGCAAGTGCTACTGTTTGTAAGCATAGGGACGATTTAGCACTTGATTTACTTCCCCATATTAAAACTTGGCGTCCATACGGCAAGCCACCGTTTAATGCTTTGTTTAACCCATAACTTGGTGTTGCAGCATATTGTGTTGGTGGAATCGTGTCTCCCGACATTACAGTCTTTCTTAACTTTGGATTAAGTTGCGCTAATACATCTTCTATGGTCATTGTCATTTTTTATTACCCCTTATCACTTTAAACTAACACATCCTCTAATATAATTGTTCCATCTTTTGTTTTTCCCAAAACAAACTTATAGGCTTTTCCTTCTTCAATATGCATGTATGCTCTTGCAAAAGATGTTGGAAATACTGTAATAGAATGCAAATCTCTTGATGTATCTGCTAAAGTTAATGATGCCATTTTTTTGCCAGCCTTAGTTGTTCTAGGTTTAAATGCTACCACAAACATTTCTTCTTCTGTAAAAGGCAATTGTTTGTATCCTAAAAATTTAACTAAAGCATTTTGAGACCCCTTTAACTGATCGACAGGGATAGCAGAAAGAATCCTATTATCATTAGCAAGAATGAGATACGTGTTACCTGCCTCAATAGTTGTCTGTTCTTCATCGAATATACCTACACTTCCTGTTTTATCTAATACTTCTACTCGTGACCAGCCAGTGCCTCGTTTAATATTTTTTACCATACCCATTAATACATATGATCCCTTTTCTTCAAAGTCCGAAACGTCTTGAATAAAGGCATGATAGTGTGATGGAAGCACAGTATTGAACTCAGGCAAATTCAAATACTCATAAAGATTTTCTTTAATTCTTTTATCGTCTCGTGGATTATCTTGAAATGTTAATGCTCCGACAGAGTTCATTGCCGTAAGGGCTCTACTATTTACCCCATTGCCTTTTGTAAAGGTAAAAGTTTCAACGTCCTTATATGTGTTAAATGGCCTTGCACTAATATATTTATCTGCAATCTTATCTGAAATAAACTTAATTGCTGTTAATCCAAAACGTATACCCTTGCCCTCAATTTCAAAATCTTTTGCAGAGTCATTGATGTGCGGCAATTTAACTGGAATGCCCATTCTTTTAGCCTCAATTAAATACTCTGTTCTATTGTCTGGGCTTTTTTCATTTTTTAATAAAGCAAACATAAATTCAATTGGATAGTAATACTTTAGCCACGCCGTCCAAAACGAGAGTGTAGAGTAAGCAACCGCATGACTCTTGTTGAACGAGTATCCCGCATGCGCTTCAAAGTCATGCCATAAATCACGAGCCAAATTGGGGCTAATATAATTAGAAGCACCACTAATAAACTTTTCTTGAAAAACATCAAACTCCCTAGCATTTTTTTTCTTACCGATAATTTTACGAACCTGATCGGCCTCAGACATTGTCATTCCACCAAGTTCTACGCAGGCTTGCATAACTTGTTCCTGATATAAAATACATCCGTACGTATCAGATGTTATTGTTTTTATTTTATCATGAAGATATGTAACTTTTTGTTTACCATGTTTACGTAAAATATAATCTTTTCCAATAGTATTCATTGCTCCTGGTCTTACTAGAGCGTTTGATGCTGCAAGTTCTGAAAGATTTTTTACACCCATCTTAACAAGAAGGTTTGTGTATGGTGTTGCTTCACACTGAAACACACCCTTTGTATATCCTGACGAAATCATTTCATAAATATTTTGATCAGTTAAATCAATTTCTAATAAATTAATTTTTATAAAGTGTCTTTTTTCAACCTCATCAATTGTATCTTTAATTACACTTAATGTCTTTAAGCCAAGAGCATCAATTTTAATTAAGCCAATTTTTTCAGCCTCTTCCATATTAACTGCCACAACAGGTATGCGCTCATCGGAACCAGGAGAAGAGCGTGTTTCCAGCGGTGCGTACCTAAAAATAGGATCTTTACTAGTGACAACCCCAGCAGCATGAATGCCAGTACCTCTAATACGTCCACGTAATTGTTCCCCCAATTTTTCTATCTCTGGATATTTTTCTCTAAACCAATGAGTTGTTTTACTCATACAGTATTCATCCCATGTATCTACTAACTTTAAAACTTTATTAACATCTGACAATGGAACATTCAGTGCTCTTGCAACATCCCTAACAACTCCCTTATCTTTAAATTCTAAGAAAGTTGTAATTGATGCAACGTGGCGATATTGTCTAACAAGATAATCTTTTACTTCATCACGTCTTGAATCTTGAATGTCAGTATCAATATCTGGAAAGTCATTTCTATCTGGGTTAATAAAACGAAAAAACAAAAGTCCGTGTTCGATTGGATCAATGTCTGTAATACTAAGTAAAAAACAAAGAAGAGACCCTGCAGAAGAACCACGACCAGGGCCAACCATAATGTCTTCTTTTTTGGCCCAGTTAATCATATTACTAACAACAAGAAAATATGGAGCAAAGTTTTTTTCACGAATAACCTCAAGTTCTTCCATTAAGCGAACTTCGTAAACATCGTTGCCAAGCCAATTACTGGTAAGTTTTTTTTCTTCCAAACCAGCAAAGGCTAAATTTGATAATTCTTGGTCTGGATTTTTATACTGAACTGGCAATAAATTTAAATGTTCTTTGATGTTATAGTCTTCAATTTTTGCAGCAATCTCTAATGTATTTTCATATATATCTTCTCTATATATATCTTGCTTTAGCATAGCGCTTTTAATTTCATCATATGAAAGTAGATGAATGTCAAACTTATTAAAACTCATCATTCTTTCTTTGCCATACAAATAGTCTAAGCGTCTCATCATATCTTTATGAGTTTTAGATTTTTCATATGTAACGCCTTTTTCTAATTTTGCGTGTGTATTTAAAATTAACATAAGTTCTTGAATTTCTTTTTGATCTGTTGTTGAGTGGTGGCAATCTGGTGTAACAACTACTTTAATGTTAAATTCGTCTGCTAAATCAATTAAAGCGATATTAATTTGTGCTGGATTGTGGGGCATCACTTCGATATAATAATCATCATTAAAAACTCTTTTAAACCATTGTATTTTTTCTTTTGCAACTGCATAATTTTCTTGCTCAACAGCCTTTGTAACTATTCCACTGAGGCATGCAGAAGTAACAATAATCCCCTCTTTATACTTTTCTAATGTCTCAAAGTCAAACCTAGGTTTTCTAAAATATCCCTCAGTCCAAGCAATTTCGTTTATCTTGTTTAAATTTTCCAAACCTTTTTCATTCTTAGCCAATAGAACAATGTGATTATAGTTATTGTCTAATGGGTCAGTGCGTTCTGCCTTTTCACGACGATCAAACCTATCATTAGTCATATATCCTTCTATGCCAAGAATTGGTTTGATTCCCCTTGATTTTGCCTCACGAGCAAATTCACGATGGCCTGAAAGCGTTCCGTGGTCTGTGATCGCTAGAGAGGTCATCCCTAGCGCCACAGCACGGTCTAAGTATTCTACTGGAGTAGCAACCCCATCCATTAATGAGTAATGTGTATGTACATGCAGTCCAGTGTAACTCATACTACCAATCAGTATTGGTTGATGAGGTTGTTGATGGTGAATCAAAGCCAAGATAAAATGCCTCTTGCTCTGCATATGGAACACGACGTAGAGCCATTTCTAATGGGTATGGTGTAACACCCTCCCAAGTGAATGGTTCTTTGTCTGGAGAAGATGGGATCATAGTATAACTAGTTTCTGTACTTTGTCCATTTCTCTTTAATTTCCAAGTTAGGTTTGAGATGCTTCCTGTCTCCAAGGCATACTCACGAATTGTATTGAATGATGACTGCTTGCTAACACCCATTGACCAAATGGCTACGTATGGTGGCTCAATGCCATCATCTACAAGAACGTTGCAATAAAAACGAAGGCGTGCTCTCCAGCCAGCCTTTGGATCCTTGCGATGCATTTCTTCTGCCCAGTCACGGCCTTCGCCATCCATGGTGTCTACTGCTTTTCGCTTATAGTCTTTTGGATTAACGTGTTCTTTTACAACAAGAGCAAGGCCACGATCTGCATTGTAATTTGCAGAGTCTTCGTCTAACTCTTCAATAAAGCGAATTTTAACTGCTTGTCCGTCAGCAAGTTTTAGCCAGCGAACTTTTGGTATGTCTGATTTTGGCTTGTCGAGCAGGGCGTTGATATTCTTTAGTCCCTTAATAACGCTCATATGTTTTCTCCTTTTGTGTTTGTATATTTATTCTAGCATAGAAGATATGGACTTGTCAAACTGGAACTCAAGATTCCTGATTGCCTTATCATCCATATCCCCTATATCTTTATATTCTATATTAAGTTGTATAACAGAAGCACGAGATTTTAATTTTTCAATTATTCTATCTCTCATGTTTCCTCCTGCTTCATCGTTATCTGCAATAATAATAATATTATTGAAATATCTTTGAAGCAATTCTATTTGTGTATTTGATACATTTGCACCCAGGGTTGCTACTGCAGAAAAACCAACTTGGTCTAATCTAATTGCATCAAATGATGACTCAACAACATATACCTTGCTAGATGCCTTCACTCTGTGCAAATTAAAAAGAACTTTAGATTTTGGCAATCCTGGAGTATTCTTAAATTCTTTTCCTTCTATAGACCTACCAACAAAACCAACTGGAAGTCCATCTGGAGCGTGCACTGGTATCGTTATCATATCTTGTTTTTCTGAATACCCTAAATTAAATTTAACAATAGAATCTCTTGTTATTCTTCTTCTTTCATAATAAGACATTGACCTTGGAGAGTTTAATGCCTGATTGTTAAGTCTTTTAATTATCAACTCATCAAAAACTTTATATTCTGGAATATGGATTAATGCTTTATTTACTGCAGTCTCAATATCTATATTTTGACTTTTGCTAGTTACAAACCTAATAGCCTCAAAATAAGTCCTGTGAGTTATTTCACTAACAAATGATATAAGATCTCTTGTTGTCTGACAAGAAAAACATAGGAATGTTCCTTTAGTTTTAGAAACTTCCCCAGCGGGGGTTCTAAAATTATTGTGATATGGGCAAAAAATTATAAAATCTGTATCTAGTTCTTTTTGAATATCAATACCAGATCCCTCTAAAACTCTACGCACTTGAGAGTCGGTATAAAGATCCTTCGAATATCTTTTATTGTTTGACATTTGCATCCTCAAAATCTTTATATCTATAATAGCCCTTGTCAAAATCAACTTGAACTAAAAAATCCCCCATAAACCCATTGCGATTCTTTCTAAAGGCACATTCAATAATATCGCTATTGGTTGCCCTACCGAGGGCTAGGACCCAGTCAGCATCGTATGCAATCTGTCTAGACCAAGCAGTTTGTCCAAGGGTTGGAACAGTATTTAAATTAGTAACATCATCGGGAGTAGCAGATGAGATAGCAATAATAGGAACCTCTTCGCTAATAGCCATAAGTTTAAGTTCTCTTGAAAGGTTTTTCATTCGTACCGTTTCATTTTCAGATTTTTGGTTTGGAGACATTAGTTGTAAATAATCTACAATAACAAAATCTGGCTTATATTGATCAATTTTTCCACGTACAACGGATGGGTTTACTTCTCCACCGCTATCATTTGAAATAATGTGAAACTCTGGCTTTCCAGCAACATGCTTTTCATGCCAAGACTTTAACATGTCCAACTCTATTTCACCATTACTTATCTTTCTGTGAGACCAAACGCCTTCTCCCATAATCGCAAAGATGCGATTTCTAACTTCAACCTCTGACATCTCAAGACTAATTATAAGTGGAGATCTTCCTTGTTTCCATGCCTGAACCGCAAAATAAAGAGCAAGCCAAGATTTGCCAATTCCTGGATACGCTAAAAACACACCAAGTTGTCCTGGCATAATTCCAGATGGGAGATAATTGTCAAATCCTGGCAAACCTGTTTTAATTCCGATGCTTCCAGTTTCTTTCATTTTTTGCATTTGTGTATAGTATGCAATAGCAGATTCTAAATCTGTTGCATCAATATCTTTAATTGCTGCAGTATTCTTTTTTAATTCAGATGTTTTAGTTATTAGTCCGTTAAGGGCATTATCGCCATTTCCATTTTGAACATCAGATGCAGCAGATCTTAATATATCCTTTAAACTATCGTTTAGGTATTCTGATTGCAATTCTTCTAAGTGATATTTGGTAGCACCAACACCTTCAACAATTTGAAAGTCTCTAAATTTTTCTACAATTAAAGAATATGGCGGAACTGAATTATTTGCCTCATGATATTTTCTAATAAATGCCCACAGGTCCGTGTGGGTTCTTAATAAGTTTTCTACATTTGCTTGCAACAAAACGTGCATTTGTTTATCGCCTAATAAGGCGGATATTAATTTAGCCTCTGTATTATTCACTTAACCATTCCTTTGCTAATCTTCTTCTTTCTAATCTGTCTTGATCATCTTTAATTTTATCTAATTTTGCTTGTAATATTTTCTCACAATTGTACGCAAAGTAATTCCAAGAAGGGGACATAGAAACATTAAAATAATAATCCAATAGATCATAACATTCTCCAATTCCGTAAGACTCTACAAGGGCATCCGCAGCCCACTGCTCTACATTTAAGTTTAGCATAGGCTTTTTTTCGTATTTAGCAGTGTGCAATTTGCTATAACGACTTAACAAAGCCATACGCTCTTTGCGTTCAGCCATTACTCAGAAATTTCTACTTTAGCCTCTTTGATTTTTTCTGCAAGTTTATTTTCAACAAAACTATAAACTCTTTCAAAAGCATCGCTAATATTTTCGCCTTCTTTGCGATTATCAACAACGCCAAGATCTAATCTTAAAGATTGAAAATTTCCTAAATTTAAAGTATAACCCAGTGTAACATTTATTTTTGTTTCTTCGTTATTCATTATTGTCTCCCAACAACTAGTTTATTGATTCGTTCCAGACTGGAATAAATCTTCCATCTTCAGTTTTTGTATAAGTAAGTATACCATCGCCCATTTTTCTTGTCAACTCTTGTTTTGTTGGCGTCATATTATTTGTTACCAAACCATCTTTCCTTGGTTGCCCAATATGTATACTTGCAAGTATATCACGGATCTCTTTTATTTGACTTTCAGAGTAGTATGCTCTAATTTGAAAACCACGCTTTCCATTTTCAGAACATCCAAGCGGAGGAGGAATCACTCCTCGTCTTATTAGACTTGGCATATACTTTCTATGTCTATTGACAAGTTTAGCAGTTTCTGCTATAGTGTATGCCTTTTCTCTATTTTTTTTAAAGTCTAAAATAAAACAAAGTTCAAGTTTATTTTTAATAATATTGTATAACGCAATTGTTCCGTCTGATCTATTATAGTGGTGAACTCTGACTAGGTCTTTATTTAAAAACCAAACAGCCCTGCTACCTTTAATTATAGATGACTGATTGTACTCTTGGCTTTCAATATTTCCTTTTGAAGTAGCCATGCTCCCTCACTCGACGCTGATGGTGGATTATAAAATTTTCTATTTCCACAGGTTAAACAAAAAACTTCTAAATGTTCTGGTCGACTATATTGCCTATCAAGAAACATCCTAGACTTACATCTTGAGCATTTAATCATTAATTGGGAACGCCCACTATAATTAGATTTACCCACAAAGATAAATCTCCAGCGCTTCCAAACCTTACAACTCCCTCAACACGAGAAGTAGTTACATTCTTTAAAATTACTGAAACATTTTTACCTGCTGGAGTATTACCCACGTTTACTGGAGTTGCTGTGACAATAGGGGCATACTTAAAATTATTAGTAAAGTTATATGAAAAATCTTTTTCTTGTGCAACAGTTACGGTAGCATTATTATATACCTCTACACGACCTGCAACTAAGCCTATCTCGGATGTCTTTAAATTAATCTTATCTTGACTTGTTGTATCAATAGAAGCATAATTAGAGGTGCTTACAGATACCTGATTGTACAGAGTATTAACTGCATCGGCTAATGAATTTATATAGGTCAAATCTAAGGGTTGACCTCTTTCTGGTAGTGGTATTTTTGCCATTTTTCTCCTTATACTATTATAGCATTACAGGTTTTCTGAAGTGCTAATTAAATATGTTGCTGAATCAAATGGACCTTTTATAATAGTTACCTTTTGAATTCTAAATTTAATCTCATCTGGTGCGCCTTGTCCGTGTGGATAGGACAGAGAATAACTAGTTCCAGTTGATTTACCAACCCAAATCCAACTACTTAGTGCAGACCCAGTTTTCCACTGTACATACACGTCAAATTCTGATATTGCTGCTTCTTGCAATTGTAAAATTTGCTCTTCTGGTGACGGGTCGGCAATTAATAATGAGGGCATAGTCCAAGAAATAGATGCCGTATGTGCTTGATTATTTATATTAATGCTGTACGGAATGTTTGTGGCAACAATATTGTTTGGATCAAATCCAGTCTCATCGCCTGTATTATTTACGGTAAGTGTAGTAATTGGAGACCAGTGGGAAAACCTATTTTGATCTTCTGAGATAACTCTATATCTTATATTATAGTCTAGGGTTGTGTTATTTCCAACAGGGTTTGGCAAGTCTGATTTTTTTATTCTAACCTTCTTTATACCAATATCTACCATTATCCAACACCTATATTAAATTTAAATTCAACATAATTACTAGTATTGGTTGACTTAATAATAGTTTTTGCTGTATCGTTTTGAATTACTGAATACCCCACTAATCCGTAGAGTGGGTTTGGAGTATTTAAATTTTCAAATCTTAAAGCATCTAACACTACATAAAAATTACTTGACACTGAGCCTGAGTCAACTACTGATGCATAAACGTTAACAGTATCTACCGATGTCCAAGAAAAAGTTGACGACCTGTATAACTGCTGAAGTTGTTTTGTTATAACGCAGTATCTATTATTTTCAAAATCATGCTGGCCACTGGCTGTTCCATTATCTATTACAGTTTCAAACCTAGAAAATTTTCCACTGTCTGTACTGTTTGTAAATTCTACAATAATCTTAACTGTATCTGGGACTGATAAAGAATCTCCATCTTTATTTATTACAGAAAATGCAAGACGTAACTCATCTGATGGAGAGTTTTTCTCAAAATTTACAGACATCCCACTTGTCTTTATATATTCTGGATTAGATTCAACTACAAGGTGTCCAGAAGATGTGGTCATTGTAGAAGAGTCTCCACGGAGAATAATAATATTATTAAAATACCTACATCTTTCATATCTATCTACTCTATTAGCATTATAAAAAATTCTATTGTCTGCATTACTTTCAAAAACCTTGGATGTAGTATCTATAACATTATTAGAAAGTTCAGAATCTAGGGGGACTGTAATTCTTTCAATATCGCTTGCTGCTGAAGGGGTAATATGTTGCCAATTTTCACCTTGAGAAAAAACAAGAACAGGTCGACTATCATTTGCAGAAGCGCTTGGATTTGAACCAGCAGAATATATTCCTACCTCAGATATTTCATATCTTTCATCTGTTGGTAACTCTGCAGTTAATACTAATTTAGATTGACCATTTTCTACAACGTATCCCCTCGAACTAATTGGAATACGAAACATTTCAAAATCAAGATTTTGCTTTTCAGAAAAATCTTCTGGAGTATCCATAGTGTCTAGGGGTTTAGAGCCACAGCCCAAGGCCATATACGAAGCATATGCTGGTGTTTGACCCAATAAATATTTTGCAATAATATACTTACCAGTATTAGTTATCATGATTCTATCACCCCAAGAGTTATACTATATATTGTACCACCTATGCTTATTTGAACTTCTAGTCTTTCGTCTATTTCCATATTTACTAGGTCTATAACTATATCTTGAGTAGTGGAGTCAACGTAAATGTTTGATCCAGATGGGCCAGAGCCGTTGACTGGAATTTTAGAGTCAAGTTTAATGCTAAAGTTAGAAAAATATTTGTCAGATGTGTTCTGTAAGCCAAGTATATTTTTAGAAGAATATTCCTGATTTAAAAACGTTAAATTTTTAATTAATTGATTAGATACGCTATCTCCACTTATCGTATCGTGTCTAATTAGTGATAACAACTCTTGCCCACCAATATCTTCAAAAATAAGATCAGTTAATATCTCTACAGGCATTATTGTTGGGTCCCACAATATATTCTCTGGTGTTGCAGTTTTTATTTTAACTGTGGTTGGGGGTGGCGGTGGTGGTGGCAATTGCGGTATTGGATTTACAAATGCAGAGTACCCACCAAAATTTCCACTAAAATCATTGCCACCATTGTTATCATTGTTATCATTGTTATTTGGCTGTTCATATTTTACTGCTGGCTCAAGTGGTTGTCCAGGCAGATTTACTTTTGTTCCAGACCAAATCATATTTCCATTTTTGTATTTTGGATCTGAAGTAAATTTAGGATTTAAATCTTTTAATTCTTTTAAAGATATGCCAGCATCTTTAGCAATTTGGGAAAGGGTATCTCCTTTTTGAACTGTGTATTTTTCTATTGACTGTTGTTGTGGTGGTGGGGTTGGAGTAGCGGGAGTATAAGTTTGTGCAGCAGCATGTCTTTCCCAGTTTGCGGAGTCTAAGGCACCCATATTACACCTCCGCCAAATATACTGTCATTTCTGGGCCAGAACCCTTTCTGGAGTATTCAATACTATAAACAACAAATTGTGTATCTGGGCTAGAGACAATATCAACATCATCTTTTACATAGTCAACATTAACAAGGTCTCCAAGTTGAAGTATGGGTAATGAAAATATGTTGGCTCCTACCATTTTTTTAGGCCTCATAGATTTTTCAATAATCCATCCCAATAAACTTTCTGCATCTGCCGAGGTTTGTATGTATGGAGTTTCTAAAGAAAAACTATTTATGCCATGGTTTAGCCTGCTTTGTTTAATATAATTATAATCTTTTATGGCAAATAAAGATGATCTAACCGTGGTATTGTCTAAATTATTTTCTTCTATAAAATTAGACTTTTTATTAAAATAATCATCAACTGAAAATGTATATGTAGTGTCTTGAGTAAAAGTTATTCCCTGAATTCTTAAATAATTTCCACTAGTTTCATCTAAGTTTAGAGCAGAGTCAGTTGCATTAAATACTAAAAATTCTGCACCATAGGAGTCTGCCTGAAATCCAGAAACAACATACCCTTTAATTGTGCTTGGAGTTGGAGAGATTTGTGCATATAGTGCTGGGAAGGCCTTGTCATATTTAATATCAAAATAAGAAACCTCTCTAAAGATAGAGCCAAATTCATCATAGTATAGATTATATTGTGGTGGCTGAACCCCAGAAACTCCTTGTAAATATGTAGACTGAATAACACCGCTAAGTGCATATTTTTTAAAAGAATCATTAGCGTTAATTTTTGTATCTCCGAATATAGCAGATATTGGCCCCGCTACATCAAAGACTGTATTTTGTGAATAGTTTTTGCCTAAAGCATAAATATTTTCAAACATACATTTTGATGATCCTCGTACAAATAAACACATATTATTGTAGGCTGTTAGTGGCTCTGCATCATCGACAATACCAACCATTTTATTATTTACATATAAGTAAAATTTTCTTGTAGTTCCAATATCTACATACTCTACAGATAGATCGTATACTGTAGGATTCTCCTCTCCAGCCAATCTATATTGACCAGTGAATCTTCCATCATCTACCAAGATGCTAGACAAACCAGACCACATCCTAATTGGAACCGCATTTCCAGAACTATCCTTTTTAATTTTATAAAATACAATATTGTATAAATTGATGTCTGTGGAGCCATCAGGACGAATCTTCATGTATGACTCTATATTTTTTTCTGTAAGAGCAACAATTTCAAAATAGTATCCGTTATTGGTTTCTGGGTTTACCATAATTCCCATTCCTCCAGAACCACCGCCAATGTTTGCATTTTGGTTAGGCTGTGTAACTGGCAATTGGTAATAGGTTGTGCTGCCAGATGGGGTCTGTAGTCTGTCTGCACTATTTTCAACTCTTCCAATAATTCTCATTCTTGTGCCAAAACTTTTAAATGAGTTGTTTAGTGGTTTATAAACATATGATATAAAATCTAATGGTGACACCCCAGACTCAAAAGATGGACCAGACATAACGAGAGCAGAGGACTGAATAGTTCCGCTTTGAGTAGATAGCAAACTGTTTAATTCAGTTTCTGTTGAATAGTTAGTTGCCATAAAGTTTTTAATTATTCCAGTTCTAGAAGACTTCTTAGCCAAAAGATTGTTTACTCCAGCAGCCCCTTCTGTAAGATTTATAGGATACTCTATTTCAGAATTAACGTTAAACAACAAACTAGAGTTCATGTTGCATCCACGAAGATTTGTATCACTGGTCCAATCAGTTGACAGTCCAGATGTATGCAAAGTTATTGGTGTTCCAAATTGCCCTCTGCCGTGCTCAAACACTGGTCCATTTTTTATTCTAGTTTCTCCATCTATGATTTCGTAATATGGGTTGCAAAGGATTCTAATTAATCCAGTTGGATATATTTTTCCATTAAAAGGCAAATTACTAAAGTAGTCCTGATATTCTTGATTACTAGAGATCCATATATTTCCAGTGCCAGAAATATTATACTCAACTGCATCGTATCTGATTATTTCCCCGCTAGAATAAAAATATCCTTTATAACGACTTATCCAATATATATTTTCACCAACGTCAAAGGTGTTATTTATTACTGTTCCATTCTCAACAACTGGAGGAGTGTTTGCTAGGTTAGAATTAAGTGGCAATGCAGCCAATAGAAAGTTTGATTGCTTAGATACTTTATCATTGATTGTTTTTGTTGAGTCATCTCCAGAGGCTTCCCAAAGTAATGCTGGCTTATATATCCAGGTTTTTTCTTGATCTACTAATGCACTCTGCTTTACTGTACCGTATGACCTTTGAATGTATCGTGATGTATAGTTAATTTTTCCATCGTTATATACTTTTTTATCTTGAGACGATATAGAAATGATATTTGGAAGTTGATCTGTTATTGATTTATTTTTAATTGCACCTACAGTAGACTGGTTATTACTGCCAATTAATTTTAAGTCAGTTGCCCTCTCATCCTGTTCTGGCATAACATAATTTTTACTCATAATAACAAAATTATTGTATTCATCAAAGAACATAGCGGTCTGTGTTGAAATAGCAAGTTGATTTAAAACCTCGGCTAAACTTTGTTCTGGGGCAACAAAAAAATAAGGAATAATTGGGTCTTTTTCTGATCCTAACCTTTTAAAGGTATAATTAGTAAACCCAACAGAATCTAAAATTGTTGATATTGCAAAACTTAAAGATACATCTGTTAATAAAATTCTTGGTGCTGTAATTGACTCAAAATAAAAATAAAAATCACGCAAAGTAATAGAGACGGAAGATCCATCGTTTCCTGTTTGTGGGAAATTGTCAGAGTACAATGTTTTAATTGGAACAAAATAATTAACGGATAAATCGCCGTTATAGATATTTTCATAAAAAACAAACTTAATATTTTTATTTAAATAATTTTTAATTATGCTATTACTGTTATTTTCATTAAAAGCAAAATCTTCATCAAAAATTGTCACATCTCCTGTAGATGAAAGTAACTGTCCTACAGGAATTGCGCCTTGTGATAAATCTGATAGAGTTTTGTTAATTTTAAAATCAAGTATTTTATTTGACATATTTACAACAAGTCTGGGAGATAATTCAATTAAATCAAAAGTTGAATCAAATTTGTTCATAGACATTACTACAACTCTTATTCCATCTATATAGTCAAACTCGTTATAAAAAAATGTTCCATCTGACTTAGTGGTTTTTAAAGGGTTAGACAGTTCTGTTACAAATGGTGTTGAATAATCGATAACCTCAGAGTTTAAAAACCATTCATTATTTGAATAAAATATTTCTAAATATCCATTCGGACCAATAATATCTGAATTATCACTACGCCTAGAGTTTTGATTGATATCTAAAATATCAGTCCAGTTATTATTTTTTAATACTTGAACTTTAAATCTGTCTGGGGTTGTTTTATTTAAATTTCCATAAAAGGGGTCTTGACGTATTTCTGTGATAGTATTAAAAGATCCCTTGTCTGTGTATCCAACGTTGGTTTGCATTTTAATTACAATTCTATTGCAAGGAACGCTGTCCTTATAAACAACAAACGGGCAGGCATCGTCTATATAGTTAATATTGTTAACTTTAACCTTGGCAATACCCCTTTCTTTCCCCTCTTCTTTTCTATAAGATGTCCAGTACTTGAAATCGTCATATCTAGAAGACATGTAATATCTTGGAGAATTATTTCCAAAAATTGTATTTGTAGGAAGATATTTATTATTAAAATATGTTGTTTTATTTATGCCAGATCGTGGCCTAAAAGGTTTTAGGCAATCCTCTAAAGAATAATATAGAGATCTTTTTTGATCTTGTGATTTAAAAACCTGCAAGGTATCATCAATATTATAGGTGTTTTGTATTTGCTCATATGACAACGTTGCGTCGTTATAATAATTTCCATTATCCTCTTGATCAAAAGTATTTGGAATGTTTTTATATAAACTTTCTGGCTCGTTTGGTCTGTATCGATAGTTTCCTATTGTTTTAATATTTCCTGGTACATTCATATTCCACTCTGACAAAATTACAGATCTCATAAACACATCATTTGACTCTGTTAAATATTGGACTAGGTCTCCATTTTGGAACACACTATACCTCTTCTAAAACAACATTAATGTTCCATAAATCTTTTCCATTAAGACCATTTCTCTTAATAACAGAATATGAAAAATCTTTAAAATACATCTGAATTACTTGACTATACTTAGTTTGATTCACGTATTGATCGTACGCCAAAAATACCCAGAATGGCCCCTGGTTATTGTTATACCAATTTAATAAATCTAGCCCACCTGCTCCACCATCGACCGTGTATTGATCTTGACTAGTTATTTCGGTTTGACCAGTTGCATCAAAGTTTGGATATTGTTTAAATGATCTAGATGGCAACATTTGCCAAGAAGTAGCGAGTACAATTTTATCAGCAATATTATATGCCCTCATATTTCCATTAATCATTCTTTGTCTATTTTGAATTCTTTCAGATGCAAATGATAACTCTGATCTATTATGGTCTGATAATATTAAAAAGTTTGCTCTTTCTGATTCTGGGGCATCTTGAAAGTCTGCTCCTGATTCATAACCATCTGGATAATAAAATCCATCAACTAGAGTTCCTGAATTTTTAGACCATAGTATTGCTTGCGGGGCACCGTATTTTCTTCTGCCATCTAAATATGCTGAATTGGCCATTAGTATTTATTCCCCCTAATTCTTTGTGAATCTACATTTTTAATTTGAGCCATAACTATTCTTGCAATATCATTTGGATTTGCAGAAGTGCCGCTAGCATCAACCTTTAAACTATAATTATACACTGAGGTAGAGTTATTATTGATAGAATTAGTGCTCATGGCCATAAGTTTTGATGATGACATTGGAGACATTGATCCAGGATATTTTGACTCGTTAATAGATGTTAGCAATGGGCCAAATCTTTTTGCTGCATTTTTATTAACTACAAATTCTCCTGGGGTAAGCATGGTAGGCACTTTATCTAACATACCATTACCAGCAACTATACCGCCATACATCTTCCCTGGAATTTTAACTGTTGTACCGCTGAAAATTGTATTTCCACCATTGTATTTTGCCTGCTCTGTAAATTTTGGATTGGCTGCAAGAATTTTTGCAACAGTTGTATTATTTGCCTTGGCAATACCAGATAGCGTCTGACCGCTCTTGACTGTAACGCTTGTAGATGTTGTTTTGGTTGTGCCAGTACCAACAGTACCAGCAACTACGGCATCGCCCAGATCGGCTCCTGGCCCCCCGTCAGGACCTGCTCCTACACCACCTGCGCCACCGCCAGTGGTTAAAAATACGTTTCTAAGATTTTGCAATTCTGCAAATAGGTTTCTTGCTTCTGTTTGCAAATCAACCATTACGGTTTTAAGTGCAGATGAATCTCCAGTTGCTGCCTTAAGTATATTGTTTAAAAATGTAGCGTTATTAATATTAACTCCTGCTTCATTGGCAAGATCAAGAGCCTTTGCAGCATCTCTAATTTGATCAGCAGTCATTCCAAAATATTTAATGCTTTCTTTTTGTTTTGTAATAGTATCTTCAATAACAGTTTTTTGTTTATTTAGTGCATCAATTTGTAATTGAATTTGTTTAGCACCAAGAGACGCAATAGCATTTTCTTTACCAGTTGTAAGTCCTTGTTGTGCTGCTTCCATTGACGCTGATGCTTGCTGTGATCTGGCTTCTTGAACTGCAGCGGCTGCTGCAGAAATATCACCACGACTTAGTGCATCTGCAATTGTTAATCTTTGTTTTTCTTGATTAGCAATATTTTCATTAAGTGTTTTTATTGTATTTAATGCGCCAATTTGTTTATCAAATTTTTCATTAATTTGATCTTCTTGTAATTTAACATTATCAAGTTGATCTCCTAAAGCCTTGGCCTGAAGATCAATACTTTTTAGTTGATCTTTATATTGCATATCAATAAGGTGTTCTTGTAAACTAATAAATGCCTCTGCTTTCTTAAACAGATATTGCTGATACTCTCCTGCACCGCCACCTACGGCAATTGTTTTTTCTAACTCTTTTTGCTTTTTCCCATAATCTTTAATTGCTGCAACAGCATTTTTCCAATTATTACCAAGATATTTTGTTTTCTCAAGAATTTTAACCAAATCAACATTTCCAGCCATCTCTTCTGCAAGTGCTGCATTTATACCTTGTTTACGTAATTCTTTAAATGCTGTAGTTTGTGCTTGTATTTCTTTAGTTTTATCCTTTAGCAATTGCAAAGCATTTTTATCTCCAGCATTGGGAATTGTTGTTTCGCCTAATGCTTTTTGCATTTCTTTTACAGAACTTAATATAGCATCTTGAGTCAATTTAGTATCTTTTGTAATTCTTCCCCTTACTCTTGAAGCAGCACGTTGTGCTCCGCCATCTGCAAACTCTTCTGCTGCTTTAAGGGCTGCAATCATTGCTGGCGTAATTGTTGTAACTCCAATTGCTGCTGCCTTAAGCACCAACATTTTATCTCCTACGTTTCCAAGACCAAGCGCAGCCTTAGCAGTTTCTGATCCCATTTGCTTTAATGCTGCATCAACAAGCATTAGTTGGTTTTGTGTATTTGGCATTTTTTTCATTGTTGTTGAAAGATTTTCAAACATAGCGTCAAATTGTTTACCGCTAATAGTTCCATTTGCAAACATTCCAGATAAACCATTTACGTATGACGTAATGATTGAACCCTGACTTTTAAAATCTGCCCTTGCTTTCTTTCCAGCCTTTCCAGTTCCCCAAAGTGCTTCTGTCCACATTTTTCCATCTTTAAATTTTCCAAGACCAATAGAAATATCTGATGCCAATTTTGTAATATTTACAGAAACATCTTTAAAGTCCAACTTAATACTATTTTTTCCAGCCTCTTCCTGAATTGCCTGAATCATTAATTTGACCTGTTCTTTAGAAAATCCTTGCCCAATTAACTCAACACCTTTTGCATTTAATGCAGTTGCTGCTTGTGTATTATTTAACTTTTTAACAGCATTAATTGTTGGAATCAAAGTTTTAAATGTATCTGATTGTTTAAATTTATCAAGTTCTGTTTGTGCTTGTTGAGATCTTGGGGTAACTAATTTATTTCTTTCAAGTGGTGTTTGAGCAGCAGTTATACCAAAATAATCGCCAAGTGATTTTAGTTGATCTTTGGTTGTTACTACTGCATCAGACAAAGCCTCATATTTTTGCCTTTGCTCTTCCTGCAGGCTATTTATTTTTTTATTTCCAAGATATAATAATGTTGCTGCGGTTGCTGCAAGACCAATTGGACCAATAAACTTTGTCAATCCTACAGTGACCCTTGACAGAGATCCTACAATGCCTGATTTAGATGCAAGGCCACCTCTGCCAACTGCGGTTTCAATTGCTGATGCTGCAATTCCTTTGCGCTTTGTTAAAAGTTCCATTGCTGATGCCTGTGTAAGTAGTTGTGTAACACTCATCAATCCAAAAAGCAAACCAGAGTATTTCATAACCTGTTGTGATAAATCTCCAATTTTTCCACCAGCCATTGATCCCATAGCAGCCATTGATGTAAGTGCAAAAGTTCCAGACATTAGTGCACTGTTCATACCTTTTAAATTTCTACTGCTTTGTTTTACTTGCTTGTCTTGTTCTCCGTTTGCCCCACCTAACCCATATGCTCCAAGCATGCCACCAGTAACCGACATGTTGGCTGATAAGTCTTTTAGCCTTCTGTCATTGTTTCTTCTAATAGATTTATCTATTGCTGATACTGGACCAGTTGTCCCGTAAGTGAGAAGTCTACTAGATTTTGCTTTTTGATATGCCTGTGCGTCATCTCTACCATCTTGTGAAGCAAGTGGGTGTGGGCTTTTTCGTTCTCGTGATTCTACATAAATATCCTGAAGTCCGCCCTGCTCTAAGCCTGAAGAATATGCTGTAGCGTATTTTCTTCCAGCAACTATTGCTCCTTTTCTTTGTATTTCTTCTCTTGCTGCTATCTGCTTGTCCATAGGAAGTTTTAATGCAGCGCCTTGCAGTGGTGCCTGTCCAGAAATAATTCCAAGATTTTCTGGAACAATATGTGCTTTAGTTACAACCCCTGAAGCCTGAATTGGCTGTGTTCTTGTTACAGATTTTAGCCTTCTGTCAAATGATCCAGCCTTGCCACCCTTGTTACTATATATAGTGCTCTTTACAACACGACCAGTTGCGGGATCAACTGTTACGCCAGGAACTCTTGCATATCCACCAGATGTTATGTCTTCTTGTGTTGGATATGCAAATTTTCTTAATCCTTCTCCAGCACTGCCTATTCTTCCCCCTTGCGATTTCATGGAGGTTAATATTTTTCTAATATCCATTTCAGCAGCAGCGAACAATTCGCTAATGTGTTTTGCTGGAGTTCCTGCTTCTGTTAAACGCTTGCTCGTATCTCTAAGTGTATTTGTTATTTGTTCTGCATATGGCATAACTTCCTGAGCCATATCATTAATTGCAGATTGTGTTAACTTTATGTCACCTTCTACTGACCCTGCAGCAATAGCAGTGTTTCTCAGTGATTCAATAAAGCCCATTTGATTTATAAAATCTGGAGACATTCCGAAACCGCCAGCATTATTTCCAGGAGCAAACATTGTATATGGGGCAAGCATTCTTTGAGTTCCACCCTGCATTGATGGGAATTTACCATCTGCAAATCCAGGAATATTATCTGCAATCATTCCCTTAATTAAAGGGCCATACTTTTTAACCATTGGGGCTGGAACAACTGCTTCCCCAGGGGTTAACAATGATGGAACATTGTCTTTGTTTCCAGATCCTGGGACAATAGAAATACCTTTTGCATATTTCTTTGGAGTTGACATTAATCCTGGATTGTTAACTGCAAATTTTAATGCTGCTCCAGTTGCCTGTATATATGCATTTTTTAATTGATCAATAGCAACTCTTTCTACGTTAAATGTTTGTGTAAGCCTTGCATGGGTTTGATCTAAAGAACTTGCAACGGCTGCTGCGTCAATCTGTTCACTTGTTAAGTATTGAGTTTGTTCTCCTAAAACAGTTGACTGTCCACCAAGTTTTAAATAACCACCACGGAGCATTCCAAATAGTTTTAGGATATTTGCCAAACCATTTGCCAGCAAACCAAATGTCATCAAAAGAATTGGGCCAAGACCGCCAATGACTGTTATTAATATAGTAATAGCCCTTTTAGATCCAGAAGACATATCTTTAAATTTAGAAAGAATGTTATTAACACTTTCTAGGATTGGGGTAATTGCTTCTAAAAATGCCTGACCAACTGGGATCAATGAGACCTTTAAGTCTTCAACTGTTTTCTTAAATTTATTCATAGCAGAATCAGCGGTAATTCCTAATTCCTTGTCTGCGGTTGTTGCAAGATCGGACATAGACATTTGTGTTAAATCTAATACACGAGATGCCTGAGTTCCATCATTAACAATGTTAGCAAATAATGTTGATATACGAGAAAATTGGAACTTTCCAAATAGTTGTTCTATTGCTCTTGCACGATCTAGTGGTCTTAGAGTATTTAGTGCATCTGCAATTCCTAGAACGGTTGCTCTTAAATCCCCCTTGTTTTTTTCAACAATTCCACGAATATTAATTCCGACAGTTGCAAGCATATCTGATGCTTTTTTACTTGGATTAATGATAGATGCTAGACCAGACTTTAATGCATTTGCGCCTTCTGCTGCATTGATACCGCCTTCTTTCATTGCAGTCATAAAGAATGCTAAGTCTTTAACATCTCCGCCAAGAGATTTTACAATAGGGGCTGCAATTGGAATTGCTGTTGTTACATCATCAAGAGATAAAACTGTTTGGTTTTCAACAGAGTTAAGGAAATTAATTGAGTCTGCAAGGTCTTGACTAGAAATTTGAAATGCATTTTGTAAAGCAATTGTAGTTTCTAGTGCTTTTTGTTGATCAATTTGTCCAAGTACAGAAAGTCTTGTTGCCTGCTCTGTTTGTGCTTGTAAATCAAGTCCTTTAAAACCTGCTGCTGCAGCATCTGCTGCAAGACTAACTGTTTGAGAAGCAGCAATTCCATACTTTGTGTATGAATTTGCTAAAGCATTTACGCCATCTAATGCTGCTTGAGTTTCTTCTTTTGGAGTTAATAAATCTCCATAAACCTTTCTAAATTTAAGCGCTGCAGTTTCCATATCCATAAATGCTTTTGATGCAGTAGATCCAAGCATTGCTAGTGGTAATGTAAAGCCGACCATTAACTGGCGACCAGCCCACTGAGTGTTCTTACCAAAATTTAATAGGTTGGTTGAGCCTTGCTTTAATAATTGATTAAATAGTTGTTGCTTTTGTGCAGCAATTTGCATTTTTGTTGCATAATCAGACATATTAAGTTGTTTTGGAGTGATCGCCATTGCTTGCATAGCGCCTTTGGCATCTCTACCCATTTTAATATATTGGGTTTGCATTTTCTTAACACGATCTTCTGCAACCTGTGAGATCGTGTCAAACTCTGTTCTAAATAATTTACCAAACGTCCTTGTTGATCCTGCTGCATATCTAAAATATTGCCTTATGCTAAATTTATTTTTTTCTAAAGAATTCGTAAACGCTTCTGTAGATGTTTTAATTGTTCGCATCTCAGCAGAAAATCTGCCCGTTGCATTAATAGCATTGAGCAGATCTGTCTGTAATGTGCGTTGTGCCAGTGCTGCCTGAGCACTAGACTTTGCTATATTAGTATGGAATAAAGATATCTGTCGTTGTAGAGACTTTAATTCCGAGAGTGCCTGAGAGGAGTCAATACTGACTTTAATGTTAGCATTAACATCACTCATTCATTTCTACCCCCTATTTATTAATTACCAAGCGCAGTATTAAGAAGATTACTTTCTCCTAGATTCGTGCCACTTGCTGCTTCAATAATTTTATATAGAGTTGGAAGATCTAAATTTTCTTCTAACGCCTCTCTGTCTTTAGCCAGTTCTGGCTTATACTGTTCCATTGCAATTTGTACACAATCTAGTAGGATATCCATAGATTTATCATTATCTTCTGATACCTTTGCAATACCCTCAAATGTAACTAAAAATTTTCTCAATAAAGAAATTTTAAGTGGACGTACCTCAATTTGAGTTCCATCAATTAATGTGATTTTATCTTTAGTGCCTGTTGCCACTATTCCTCCTTAAGGATTTGTTTATAACAATTATAGCATGAATCGTCTTATTTTTTTACGTTAAATTTTCGTAATCTAGACCCATTCCTATTCCAAACCCTGCACGTGCTGCTTTTGAGCCTTTAAAAGATAAAATATCTTTGTCGTCTCTACCCTCATTGAATACTTTATTTTTTAGTTTGACCCATGCATCTTCTTCTTTTGGCTTGTCCTTTTCAAGATCTACCCCTTGAATTGCAGCCAAGAATTTTTTTTCTTCATAATCCATTTCTCTTTTTGATTCTAAGATGGCCATTAACTCTGGCATAGATATAGAAGATTCAAGTTCTCTGTAGTCTTTCCAGATTCCAAGCAGAAATGCCTCTGATTCTAATTTAACCAAATCTAAAGTTTCCCAGGTTTGTCCGCTATCCACTGCTTGATCTTTTACTGACTCTTCAGATTTTTTATTAATTTTAATTCCTGCACCAAAGTCAACAATATCATAAATAGTTGGTAGGTCAAAATTATCTTCTATGTCATCTGTGGATCTAGAAAAAGTTGGATGAAATTGTTTCATTGATATCTGAGCACACTTTACCAAAATTGCAATGGATTCGTCATCGCTATTAGATTTTTTAATAGGTTCAAAAGTTGTCATAAATTCTCTTAAATATTTTATTTTTAACGGAGATATTTCAATTTCTACTCCATCAAGAGTATTGATATTTTTACTTTCATATACTGTAGTTGGCATTCTTATATTATATCAAAAAAGACCCACCAGTGTAACCAGTGGGCCTTTCCTGTTTTGCTTTGTTAAGATTATGAACTTTGTACTGTGCGATCGATAATCTTTCCGTATGAACCAGAGTTATCTTCTGGTAGAAGACGGAATGTAACGTCAAACATTGTTGCTGTGTCACGCTTTGCAGATACTGTAACATTTTCAATAGAAAGTGCACGGTATGCAATATAAACACGCTCAACAGATGATGAGTCCTCACAGTCGCCTGTTCCTGGACCAACTGCAATTAAAGCACGCTCTACTGGACATTCACCAATATCGCCTGACGCAAGGTTAAGTGAGCGTCCTGCTGATGTTGACTTTGTTCCTGAAAGATCATCGCTTTGTCCTGCAATTGAAAATAGTAGATTTTCTAAAGTTGCTTCTGCAAAAGAGGTAGCAAGAGTTACCTGCATTCCTTGTTTGTAGAGTTTAGCAACGTCAAGAATTTGATCTACTTGTACTTCGCCGAAATCAGGTTGGAATGTGATTTCGATACCATTACTTGTATAGCCGACGTTTTCGATTCCAGCAGCAATATTTGCTGTGTTAGACAAAGTCTCTTTGTAAGACTGTGTCGAGACAAACGCAGGAATAGTACCTGGTGTCAATGTACTATCTGCTGTAAATAATGCAGCAGCGCCAACGATAATATCGCTAGATGTACCTCTTGTATATGCCATTTATTTCACCTCTTTTTTTGGTTAATATATGGACGATTTGTTTCCTCGCCATAATTATACAACCTTTTTGTTATAGTTATTTTGTCTATCCTTCAAGAAATTCTGGATTATCCTTAAGGTGGTAGTCATATTCAACTATATATTTATGAATGCTACCCCTTCTATAGTCGTCTAGGTCTACTAAGTCTTGCGATTCATCTGCCTGGAACACCCTCATGCTTCTAAAAAATACCTTCATTGGCAAACCTTTATTTTGCAGGGCTGTCTTATTTTCATGCATCCATTGATTAAGGTCTTGGCCAGAATAGTCTTCTCTATCTAAGACCTGAAAAATAACACTTCCCATGTTTGTAACATTAGATATATCTCCATAGATTGTATACAAAACCTGCTCTCTTTTTCCGACAGGGAAAGAATTATTTCTTAGTCTTATCATTCTGTCATAAAAGACAATTGCTGGTAGGTTTTGAGATTCTGATAACTGCAACTGCTCATAAATATCGGAAACGTTTACTGCTTGACCAGCAGGAAAAAATGGTATAAAACTAGGGAGATCAGACTTAGCCATATTTATATCTTCATATTTACTAAACTGCTCATATAGATACTCATTGATGTACGATGCTGGAAAGTCAAAGGTGTCTCTTGCTAATACCATGTTACTATTCTACCTCAACTTTTGCATTAGTGATCCATCTAAATCCCGTCGATTGTCCGACTGACTTTCCTGCCTTTACGCCTGCTCTAAAATTTTTCTTATATATCTGAGGGTTGCTTAAATAATCATATAGACCAGTTACTGTTAAAAATGATTGAGCAAAATATCTTGTTATAAAGGTGTCAAATGTTTGTTCGTAAGAACCTTTGACTTCTCTTCCTCCAGGAAATTGATTAACAATAGGGTTTTTAGTATAAACTAAAGTTCCATTATTTTCAAATACTAAAGGCTTATTTCCTTTGGGTCTAATTACAACTGGAACTCCATCTTCCATTATTTTTGCCTTATTGTAAAATGGTTCATAAGATCCAGACTGCACTGATGTTGATTGTCTAAAGTTAGAATCAATAGATAGCCCTAAATTAGTTATCCTATACTGAACATCAAATAATCGTGCATCTCTGCTTCCAGGTTTAGACCATTCATATACGTGATGCAAAGATTGTGGATTGCTTCTTGCCATTGCATCAATGTATAACTTTAAAGCCTCTACTGTTCCTTTGCCAAGATTATCTAAAAATATCTTTTTACCAGACTCAGCGCCTTCTAAAAATCCTAAAGAGTATTCAACTAGATTGTCTATTTGTCTTTCAAATTCTAAGGTATTTAATCTAACACGCATTAGTCTACCGATGCTTGGCTTTCCGTACGTCGCCAAACCATCTGATAAGATTCAATATTTCCAAATGGTCCAACGAATGGCTGTATTGTTGCAATTTCATATATTGTTCCTTTGCCTGCACGAATACCAGATGTTTCCTTATATATTAAATTATTATGTCTATCTCTTACATTAGTAATAACAATATCTGTAATTCCATACGACTTGTCTAGGGATGAAACTCTTAAATCTGTTAGCGATCTGGAATTGAGTTTATTGTTAAGTTGTGAAATCATTTTCGGGTCTAGTTCTTCAATATTTTTTCTAGCAGCGGGGGCAGCATTACATGCAATAGTTCTATCAAGAACCCATTCTTTTTTTATTTCTCCAAAGCCACCTTGACTAGATATTGCATAATAAATATCCGCACACATTGGATGAACAAAGTCGTTTGGTTCGCATATCATTAAATCATCCCTGGCCTAACAACGTTCTTTAAATATTTATCTAAAATTTTATCAACTATCAGATTTCCAGTTCCTGACAATACGCTCTTATCAAATTGAATTTTATATTGATCGGTATTGTATGATGTTACGTATCTCTTGTAATAATCTAATTTACCGCATTTTAAATCCTCAATTAATAACTTTGTTGCATATTCAACATCAGAAGGAACTGTTTTATATCCAGAATCTAATACAAATATATAATCATAGCCTCTTGGGAAATCAACAATTCTTCCGTTGCCAACAGAGCCTAAATCGCCATAGGCTGGTGGCAAAACTATTGCTCCTTGCTCTATACGATTATATTCTGAATCAAAAACACGTTGAACTCCAGAGTTATCTGCTGTAATATTAAATGAATAGATGTTGTCTTCTGGTGTTTCAAAATCAAAGATTAAAACATTGTTTTCATAAACTTTTAGTATTTTGTTAAAGTTGTTCCAGATGTTAAAGTAATCTGACCCCTGGCCTACACCTTGTACTACCTGCTTTGAATTATAAAAGCCATCGGTAACAATGGTGTCAATAATTGATCTAGCGACCATTTCTAACTGTGTATATTCCGCAATTTCTGAAGCAGTAGATCCTAAAGAATTTGGGTCTACGTATGGCCTTGTAATCTCAACAACGTCTTCTATTACAATGTCTTCATCTTCATCTAAAATTTGAAATAAAAACTTTCTATCTAGCAATAAATCTGTTTTATCAAAAGTATAAGAAACAACCTTGGAGTTGGCTGTAGTTGTTACGTTTGAAGTTTCCATTACGTGATCTACTAAATCTTCAACATAAATTGTATAGTCAGAGTTTAACTCTGGCATTTCCCAGGTAGTTAATTTTGGATATGGGGGTACTCTTAAAATGTCCATTTTATAGACCGTATTCCTTTGCTACCTCTTCAGGATTAGCGATTCTGACTCCTGGCTTAGTCATCCATTTTTCTGCATTATGTCGTTCTACAATATTAAATCCTTTTAAAATTTTACCTACGCCAGACCAGTATATATTTTTAGGAGAGTGTATTGCTACTAAATCTTTTATTGCTTTTTCTTTTTTCTCTTTTGCTTCTAAGATGGGTTCTGAAGATACCGAAACGGTGCCAAATATGCCATTACCAATAGAGCCAAGGGCTTGTTTATTTTTTTCTTTGACATCAGACATAGTATCCTCCTTGTTGTATTATATCATTATAAAATAGAAAGGGGGACAAGAGAATTAACTCTCATCCCCCCTAAAACTGTTTACAGATTAGGAATCTGAAGCAGCATCAGCGAATGCAATTGCATCCTGCTCTTCCCATTGAAGTCCGAAACGAACAAATACAGTATATTCTACTGTGTCTTTCTTCGCTACATATTCACGGTTTACTGTGATGTCTCTTTGGAAACCCCATACACGGTTGGCAGGGAATGTTAAGTCAACATATCCTGCTGGGTAGTAAGGAACTTCTTGAACGTCAACACCTAGAACACGAGTTGTACGTGCTCCACCGAATGTTTGACCCATACCATCTAAGTAGTTTTGACGATTTGCTTGTGTGCTTCCTGGTACTTGACCAGCAAAAGCCTCGGCAACTGCATCTGCAAGAGTACCATTGTTCTTAACAATACCCTGGAAAGCATCTGTACCAGCATAGAACTTTAGGTTCTGCTTGATAGCACGATACTTACGTGGCATTGCTAGGATGATGTCTTGCATAACGCCTGTTGTCCAAGCATTGTCTGTTACAGTGACTTCTGCTTCGTGAGCATCGCCATCTGTCTTAACTTTATTAACGAAACCTTCCATAATTGAAAGGAATGATCCTGTTGCACCGTCACCATTAATGGCTAGATCTTCAATATCATTACCAAATGCGTTTGTCATAAGACGAACAACATGGTCTTCTAGGGCTGCACCTTCGATGTTATCTTCTAGTGCTTCTGCAGAAACTTCCCAATCTAGACGAATCTTCTTGGTTGTAAGTTCTACCTTACTGAATGTTGCTCCAGCGTTGGTATAGTCACCAACTGCTTGTGAAGCAGCACGAATTACACGCTCACCAACGTTAACTTTTTCAAGTTCCATTGTGTTAGCACGCATTGTTACACGACGGCCATCCTGTGCTAGTACTGTTGCGTCCCAAACATAGTCGATAAAACGACGTGCTTGTTCTGGACGAAGAATACCGCTGCCAGCATCACCTGAAGGGTTTACTGCGTTTGCACCTGTTGTGACTCCTGATAGAGCAACTGGAATATTTCCAATTACGCCACCGTCAGAGTAATTGCCTGGTACGTTTGAACCTGCGTCTGATCCTGATGCGAATGCGCCTTGGCCTTGATAAAGACCTGGAGCAGTTCCACCAAGTTGACCAGATGTACCTGGCTGATTTTTCTTGATTTCTTCCGACATTATTACACCTCCTAGTGATTTAAACTTATCGAAATAAGTCGGCTGTTTTGAGGAAACGACCGCCCCATAGGGATTTTTCAACCATTTCTGGTTGTTCCTGAATAATCTCTCCGAGATCTCCAGATTTTCGGAATGCGGTATCTGCTTCAACAGCGTCAACACGTTTTCCAAACTCATTAAATTCATCTTTTGCTGCAGAAACATCTTGTGATACTGCGTCAATAGATTTTGTTATTGCATTTACCTGCTCTTGTAGAGACTTAACGGTTGCAACTAGATCGCTAAAGGCTGATGTAAGAGTATTATTAATTTCTGTAACTGCTTCTGCAATCACTACGTCATTTTTGGATACTTCTTCAGTTTTTACTTCTTCCACTACTGAATCAGACTTTTCAATTTCTTCTACTACGACTTCTTCAGCCTTAGTAACTTCTGCTGTAATCTGATTATCTAATGAAGTTGCTTCTGCTACAACGTCTTCTGACTTTGTAACTTCAGCAGTTTCAACTGTGGCTTCTGCCTCTGGAGCGACCTGAACATCTTCAACTACAACATCAGTCTTCTCTACGATTTCTTCTGTTGTGTTTTTTGTTGATTTTGCCATAGGATTTTCCTCCTTTTGTATCTTAGAAGTATCAGTGCCTTTAGCACTTGCAACTAAGAATTTGATCATGTTTGTTTTCTCGTTGTCTGTTTTTTCAACGAAACCTATATTTTGCATTTGATTGCCAGTTGTTGGGCTAACCTCTGAATCATTTTCTGAAACCATAACAACTCCAGATTCTTTATCCCAAAAAACGTTTTCAATAACAGTGTCCATACCCTTAACAATATCTACGCCGTCAACTTTTTCTACAGAAACAATATTTGCAAATTGATTTGCAGGACTATCCACTAAAGATAGTTCAACTAAATCGTAATCTTTAATAATTCTAATTTGTTTGTCCATTTTTTCATCATATCCATCATCCCAAGTATTCATTCTTCCACCAATTGAAAAGCCTGTGTATGTTCCGTCAAGAACTTTTTCCCATGCATCTTGTGCGCCTTTTGAAATGTATGCAGATACAACTACACCGTTGTACATTTTTTCTGAATCTGAATCATAATATTTATCTTCTTTAAATGAAACCATTTTTCCAACAGCAGATGGCTGATGCATTTCACGAATGTTTCCACGAAATTTTTTAAATGCTTTAATGCTTGCTTCTGTTGTAACAATGTCATCTTGTTTATCTACATTGTCAAGTGTGGCAAAGCCTGAAACTGTACGTCTTTCTTTATCTACCTTACTAAAAGGCATTGAAAGACGAAGTTGTTCGCCCTGGGTATCCCAATGGGCTTTTGATATAATCATACTAGTATATATTATAGGGCAATTTTTTTCATTATCTCACTTATTGAGATGCCCTGCCCTCTCCCTTTGGATTTCTTCCAGCAACTGTTGCTGCGCCATCGGATTGATTATTAACTCTTTCAGAATCTCTTTGCCTGTTGGCAGTTTCAGTTGCTGCGTCTTGTGGCTTTAATTGAAATGGCTCATCTCCATATGATACCTGTGGCAAACCAAGTTGCTGTCTTGCCTCGTTAGGGAGCATGACCTGTGTTTTTACATATCTTTCAAGTATCTGTGACTGAGCAATTTCATCTGTAAGTGTTAACTCGTTAAACTTAAACTCTAAAATATCTGTTCTTTCACGAATTACTTTATTGATCATTTTTTCAAGTTGGCGTTGTGCTGGACGAGCAACTTGCTCTTTGAATGTACGATCTTGTGATAAGGCTGCTGCAATTCCAGAAGCATCGGAACCGCCTAACTTTGAAAGAGGAACTTGGTGAGCAACTAAAATATCATCACGATTTTGTTTTCTATATTCTTTGAAAGATCCATCCTGGATACCATTTTCAATTGGCTCCATCTTAAATTCAACCTTGCTGTTATCACTATCACCTGGAAGTGGTATATACAAAGTTCTATGTGACTGACCCTTTAAGTTTGTTTGTAAAAATCTAAACATTTTGTCTTCGGCATCGGCAGATAGTTTAGCCCCTTTAAGAGTTACAACATATCTTGGTACCGCTTTATTAGAAAAATAATCAATATTATACTGAGATGCTAACTGATCACCATGCAAAGATGATATAGCAGAAATAATGTCTGGCACTCCATAAAATGTATTTAGCGGTGAGTATTGTTTAAAATGAATAATTTCATTTGGACGATTATCTGATGTTACTGGGTTAGGATTTTTTGCTCCAAAGTTTCTAAAATAAACAACCTTGTTTGCAATAATCTGAACAAATCCATCACGCATGCGACGCACACGCATAGTTGTTGATGGTATATGTCCAATATAACCAATCTCTCCTCTTATTGTTCTGCCAACTTCCAAGTATCCATTTCCAGTCGCCTGAACATCTGTATAAACCTTTTCCATTGTTGTTGTAAAGGAATCATCATTGTTTAAACTTTCTAGCCAGTCTGTAAGTTCAATTTTTGATCTTTCAATTCTTTTACGAGCACGGCCTGTAGCCTCTCCATCAATTGAAGATTCTAATTTAAGCATTGTTCTAGGAGAAATTTCAAATTTATATCCTAAACCAACAATATTTTCTACCTTAGCATCAATTGCTGCATGGTTAGCAAAAGATGTATCATAAAAATTTGCAAGTTCATAAACATTCCATGGAGGGGTGATAACATCAAAAAGTCCATAAGCATTACGATATAAAACTCCTGGGTTGATTTCTTTAGATTGTGCACCATTAACTCCTGAGTTAACTGCAAGAGCGCTATCTAGGTATGCTGGTGATGCCTCTACCTTGGACATTCGTGCTGCACGTCTTTTAAAGTTATTGTCCAATCCAGATAAATTTTTTAATTCTTCCCAGGTGTTGTTAAACGGATCGCTTTTTTTAAATTCATTTGCAGGCTCTTCGATGTCGTCAATCCTTGCGCCAATTCTATACTCTACTTGATCACTCATTATTCTTCACTTCCCCATTTTTTGACAGTTTGCTGTGCTGCGTGCACTGCTCCCAAATCATTCATGCTTGGGATCAAACCTTCTGCCATTCTTTGCTTTTGCTCTGAGTACTCTTCTTCTGATATACGATTAAGCCCTGGAACAAAAACACAGTCACCATCTCCAGGATCTCCATAATGTCTTGCTGCCTCTTTTAATTTTGACATACTGGATAGGTCCCCCTTCATTGATGGAATGTTTAAAACTGATCCAGTGCCGTCAGTAAACCATTTTCCGTCAGCCTTTTTGTATACATACAGGCCCCAATCATACATTTTATCTATAACTTTAATGCGAGATTCGCCAATTTGGCCCTTCATTTTGGGCAGTTGTTTACGCTTTTTATTATTATTTGCAGATTTCATAACCATCAGTATACCATACTATACTGGTATTTCAGTCTTTGTTTGCCACGCAGTATCCGAAAATATCTTAATTGAGTCTCCTACAAAATTTAGACTTTCTGTAGTGTTGCTATCAACAACAATCTTATTTCTTCCTATGTATTTTTTATAAACAATGGATGGATCAACTCCATATAACTCTGAAGACTCCGCAACTAAAACTCCATTCCAGTTGTAGGAAGAGTACCAGTATGACCAAAATAGGTCAAATATTCCGTTATTTTTAATCCTGAGCCAAGGCCTATAAATTTTACTTTGAATTTCCTGCAAGTCTGTAGCCTGATAATTTGTAATACTATTAAATACAAAAGGCCCATTTAAATTTATTGAGCCCAGAAAATTATTTAAATCAAGGCTGTTGGCAAATGAAACACCAAAAACTGCCCACTCTTTTGCCTCAATTACTGGATCTTTTACCAGGTTGCCATTAATATAAAATGCTAGCCCGTTTACTGCCTGACCAGTGCTTTTATTAAGTGCAAATAATTTTCCTCTGTCGCCCTTTTCGCTTACAGCAGAAACATAGAATTGAATAGTATCGTTTTTATGCTGTAACTCGCAAACTTGAGTTGCTCCATATGGGAATTTGTCAAAATCATACCTTAGCCACATCTGGAATGCAGATATTTTATAATTATTGGATGTGCTTCTATTTAATGGAATTCCTATTCCCCTGTTAATAAATGGGCTAAAAGAACCTCTTATTTCTATTCCACTTTTTCGTGTTGAGTATAAATATGGAACGCTTTCTTTTGTAATGCTGATTGGATTCTTTGCTTTATAATCAAAATAAATACCCGTTTTTTTGTATGGATAAATAGGAAGGCCAAATCTAGTTCCTATACTTTTTGCAGAGTTGTGATCAAATGCCTGAGAAGATATTTCTAATTTTTTTAGTCCAATATTTTTATATTGTGTACCCTGAAGATTTGTAACTAAATGAACAACTATTGCCAAGTCATTAAAGTTTAGCCCTGCGGGTGGGTAAATTATTGTGTTATCTGCAACTTCAAATACAGTATTTTGCCAATTGGAGTAGTTTGACATGTTTAAAATTTTGTCATTTCTAATTGGGCTAACATATGTAAAATTTTTAAAGTTTTTATTTGCTCCAGCAGTTATATACTGAAAACTTATGTAACTCTTTATACTTGAACTTTCCGTATTATAGAAGTATGTCTTTGTAGATTTTTGCTCAATATCTTGATAATTTTCCCAACCAGAGAACAGGGCATTGTCTAATTGTGCATATGTTCTTTGAACTGTATGATCATACTCTAATTCTAAAGAGTCATAGTCCCAACTAGCGGTTTGTTCTGTTGAGTAAACAATAGTAGGAGATGGGTAGTCTATATTAAACTGTAACATATCAAGATCATAAATTCTCTTTCCACTGGGGTCATCTACGTAGGAAGCAAAATATGACAAAGGAATGTAGTCTTCCCAATATCCTGCTGAAGAAATATCTAAATAGTAATTATTGTAATGAAGGAATCCTTGTAGAGTGTATGTGGCTATGTGATTTAAAAAATCTTCTCCTAAATCAATATTGCATAACCCATTATTTAAAAAATGTTGACTTACTGTGTTTACGTTGTAATTGCTAAAAATATGAAATTTATAAAATTTTCCTTCAAAATTTTCATTTCCATTTTGATTTGCGCCAATATATATCTTTAATGAATTCTTGTTTCCAAAAAACTCATCAAGATTTGAGCCAAAATAAGATATCATTTTGTCAAGTTTAAACCCTACGGGAATATAAGTATCTAAACTTATTTCATCAAATACGTTTAATGTGGTTAGATTGTTGTCATAATAAAAATAATATTTTATTTCTAGATCTTCTAGAGTGGCTTTAAAATAATTTTCAGTATTTAAATCATAAACTGTAAATATTGTTTGTACATTGTCTTTGTTTAAGTCAAACTTAATGACAGCAGACAATCCATGGATCTCGTCGTCAATCATTGAAAAATTATCGAAATATGCGTAGGTCTTTTTGTTATTCCATGCTGAGTTTGGCCTAAAAGAAAAATATGTTTTTGTTTCATCTTGAATATCATAATTATCACTTACAAAATTTAATTCTGTTTTATCGTCTAAAAATAACGTTGGAAGTTTATGTGTAGACAAAGACAATGTTTTTTCTGTTGCAGACATATTGTCAGAGATTCCTTGATTCCAACTTCCATTATTTGGATATGAATAATTTGAAGTATATTCTGAATATGGATAATCTATATAAATTGATGATGCCCCGTAGGCTGAGTTAATTGTTTCTGGAGATATAACCGCCTGCCCGTAAGCCAGTCTTTTTTTAGCAATTAATGTGGGTACTATATAAGAGTATACTGCAATACAATCTATCTCATATGGGCTAACGTCTTCATAAGAATAAAATCCAAGCCAGTCTAATTCTTTTCCTGAATCATTAAATTCTAATGGTAATTCTAACTCTGATTGTTTTAAGTTTAAAATAATTACTTGTTCGCCATTAACAATTAACGATGCTGTGTTTTGTGTAATTGTAATCTGAATAAGCATTGGTCTATACCACTCGCCAACATAATGAGAAGCAAAGTGTTTGCCAATAGATAAACTAATAAAAGCATCTTCAACATATAGGCCATCTTCTGATCCTATTGGACCAAAAATTCTTGTTGGCTCTTTAATATCAGAGTTTATTCTCATCCACATTTCAACTGTGTAGTCTTTGTACCTTCCAGTTTCATTTAAAAAGCCAAAACCTGGAATAATTAACGATGGCATCCCTGCATTTGGAATAATCTTAGTAACACTATCTGATCCGTATGCCATAGGAACACTTGTGTTTTTAGCACAAAGTCTATTATTATTTATTAAATAGTAGCCATTTTTTATTCCAGAGATATACGAGTTTGCCTCTACGCATTTGGTAATTCCTGATAAAGCAATAGTACTTGGAAGTGGTAAAGATGTTGCCCCTAAAGAAGTTGTATTAAAATTTTCTGAGCATTGGCCTAGCGTAAATCCATTAGTAAAAATCTTATAGTTGTCAATATTGGATGCGCCACCATTAAACTCAATTTTTATTAATGGCCTAAAAGATGTGCTCTGAGATGGGTATGTGGAGTTGTGAGATAAAAAAATCCATTTTTGTGAAATATCAGTTACATACTTTGTAATGCTTTCTACTGTTTCTCCAGAGGATGTGTCATTATATTCAAACCCTATCGATATTGACTTTAAGTATGCACTTTCAGTATAAAAATAACATCCAGATGTTAGGGTTGCTAGGCTGGAATTTAATTCATCTAAATCAATTAGGTCTGCACCTACAAATTTTATTTCCTTAGAAACTTCTAGGAAATCATCAAATTGTATTTCATTTAAGTAACTACTTAAAAATGGTTTGTTTAAATCTGTATTGCTTGTAGTTACAGATGAGTCTAAAAAGTTCCATCCAGCCAAATTTCTTTGATTATTGGATACTAAAGATAAATAATCAACATTATCATCTAGCGACCACAACCCTATTGGATGTTCGGCAAAAATTTTTTCTGCATAAAGGTTTGATTGAATAGACATTGTTAGTCTATTTTATCATATTAAAGGTTTTTAAACCTTGGATTTCCCCAAGTGATCTCGTTGTATTTTAATCCAGGGTACGGAGACTCTCCTACTGGAGCATTCCAAAAATCAGAAACAAATAAGTCGCCCTCATCTATTGTGGTTATCTCTCTTTGAAACTCTTCTGTCTCTGGAAATATAACGCAGTCTCCTGGCTTTAGATCTACGGCAATTTTATAGTTTTTAAATTTAAGTTCTCCCCCCGTATGTGAGTCTGTCCATTTTAAGATAGACCTAAATACATTCTTTGGTCTATTTGTAGACCATTGCATAGGAAAAGTTCTTTCATTGGTAAGTCTAAAAATATAACTTTTTCCAAGAATTGGAGGATCATAAAAAATTTTAGTCATGTCACTAACCGCAACCCCTATTGCAGTTGCATATTTTTCAAAAACAGCAACAACCTCTCTTGTCATATCTCCATATGTGGCGATGTCAAATTCAACATTATGTTGTGAGTATAGTGGATCATGAAGAGGAATGTGATCCTCTTTGGTTTGAAACTTTACACTATTAATAAAGTCTTGAACTAACTGAATATCTTCTGCTGTAGCAACATTAATTATTTGATAGTTCATGATGTTTTTATCTCGCAATAGTCTGTAGTGCAATACATTTCGCCTTGAGCCTCAAGGTTTTCTGCTCCATCATAAATAGCAGACCAGTTAATCTTGCCAATTTTGCCAACATACTCACTGTAATCTTTTTCTGTAATTTCTGTGTATGGTTGCTGTGGATAAGTTTTATTTCCCATTGGAAGAAATGAAACTGCCTTTAATTGGCCTTCGTACATATTAAGGGCTGGAGCAATAAACTTTGTCTCTTCTTCTTTATCAAAAGAAAGAGTTACAGAAACACCATTGTCTGACCAATATTTTTGAGCAGTTGCTGCCAAACCAATTTTCTCAAATAGGCTAACTTGTTTCTCAGAACGTTTGTGTCCTGATGCTACTGGGAAATAAACTACTTGAGTATTTGCTGAAACAAGGTCTGGTTCAATTTTATATCCCGCTGCTTTAAATAAATGTATCATTGGGTCAGTGTTACCAAAACGAATTGCACGAAGATAAAATGCACCGCCTGGCCCCCAGTGAACTCCAGGGGTGGCACCAGAGAGAAGTGAAACAGATCCTGATGGCTTAACTGTTGTTACACGAACCGACTCACGAACACATAGCCATTCTGAATAGGAATGGTCATACTTACGAATTGTTTTGTAACCTTCATCCATCCATTCACGAATAACTGGAAGTCCATGCTCGTCAGCAAATGCAGCAATACCTGTAAGAGATGTGCCAATGCGTCGATTACGTTGCATGATACCGTTTGTAATTGGCCAGTGTGTTGGCATAAGCGTAACAGTTTTTCCATACAAGTAAGCAAACTTCAATGTCTTTAAAAAATCTTCTTTTGAATTATGGCGATTAAGGTGAACCTCTACCAAAGTACAAAGTTCATAAGATTCTAATGGTTGTTCTGCACAGGGATTAAAACCCATAACACGTGCATCTTTGTAGTCTGGGGCATCTGCAAGACGGCCATAGTCACGAGCAACTCCAAGCCAAATAAAACCTGGCTCTCCATTATCGGCAATTAAATCTACATAGTCTTCATATTTTGTTCCAACCTCGGCAGCAATAGAATTATTACTCATCCATGCCCAACCTGGTTTATCTGGATTATAGGAGTTTCTCTCTGCAAAAACTTCTGGATTCTTGAGATTAATGAAGTCTTTATCTTCTGGGGTTCCTAGTGCAAGAGTTGCAGAACGGCGAACATTTCCAGAAACAACACAAGTTCCAATAAGGTTTACAATGTCAACAATTGCACGACTATCAAGTGGCTCAGTCGCTCTAGAGCCTACAACATTCCTGATACGTGTATGAAGGTCAATAAGTGGTTCAGGACCGCTAGCGACCCCTCCAAAGCCCTTAATTGGTGCTCCTAGAGGACGGATAAGGTCGTAATTAAATTCCTGGATTGATTGATTTTGACGCAAAAATGAATTAATCAAAAGTCTTACTGACTCTACCCAGCCTTCACGAGTATCTGGAATTTCATAAATGGATGCTGGTTCTGTTGGGGCATAAATAAACATTTGTTTTTCTTGTCCAAGGGTATCAAATCCAACTCCAATGCCTAGCATTAAAGCATCCATAACCCATGCAAATAATGCTCCTGGATCGTTACGATCAATATCTCTTGTTGAGACCATTGCACAATTTTGAAGGGATGCAGAGTTGCGCTTCTCCATAGTCATAGGAGTACCAAATGCCCAAAGACCTCGACCTGGCGGAGTCCATTTAAGATTAAACATTCTTTCGTAAGCCTCTTGTGCTGACTTTTGAGCCTTATAGTCATTCCAGGGAAGGCGGTTTTCTTTGGCATGATTTTTTTGTACTGAGTACATGCCTTCAATTACACGCTTACAAACCTCGTACCATCTTTCTTTAGTTCCATCTTCTTTCATTCGAGAATATGTTCGAATAAAGGTGATCTCTCCTAGTGAGTTAGTAGCAGCATCTTTAAAACCAAAGGGTGCTTCAAGTTTTTGATAACTCTCTATAAAATCTGATGATAGTTTAAAAGAAAAAAAGTCTGACATATGCGTAATCTCCATTTACTGTAATTGCTTAAGTATAGCAGAGTTTTATAAAACTAAAAACTCTACATAAAGTATAGATATAGAGTTATTGAAATCTAACAACTGAACTATCTTTAGACCTACACTTATTACATACATTATACATTGTTTTTGTATAAGGACAATGAATTTTTTCTTTTTTATGTAAACTGAATAGGCAAATTAATTTATTTATACTTATTTTTTTCATAAATTATAAAGGCATCCATTTATTTGGCTTTACTCCAACTAGACTATTCATTGGTGTAATATCATATGCAATTGTTATTCTCTTACTATCAAAAAACCAGTCATCTCTTCCATGTGGGTGCCCAGTTTCTGAAAGAATTGCTCGATTATTTTTATTCACATTCTCAAAAACATTATTCTTTTCTTTGTTAATTTGATAAAAAGTAGAAGATGGCTCTGCCTCTACACAATAATATCCATGAAACCAAGGAGCCCCTAGGCCATCAGAATGATCATGAAAATGAGAAGGATGTTTTAATGGATTGACACCATTGCTTCCAATTGTTTTAAGGTCTGAGTTAAACCATCCATGAATTAGATATTTTTGACTATCAAAATCAATGCCATAGTATTCACAGGCCTGCATAGTTAATTTTTTTAATGCTTCTTTTAGTTTAAATATTTCTGGATTAACAAAAGTAAATATGTTATAGTAATTAATTCCCAATTGAGTGAGTGTGCCTGGCTGATTCCTATCATACTTTTTTAAAATATCACTTGGAACTGATAAAATATTCTCTGTAAAAATTTTTTCTTCTATTTCAGATAAATATTGTTTTAATGACTCTAAGTCATTGTCTAATGTAACATCAAAAAACTTATGGCTTGGTTTCATGCTAGTGGAATCCAATGCTGTTCCCATTCTGGCATTATTCCCTTATGTGGTATTACGTCATAGGCTACTGTTATTCTTGGGCCTTCCCAATTCCAGTCTGCCATAGCATGAGGGTGCCCAGTTTCTGAAAGAATGGCTCTATTATTTTTATTGATATTCTCAAAATCTTTATCAAAAACTTTATAATGAGTTGTTGATGGCTCTGCCTTTACACAATAATAACCGTGAAACCATGGTGCTCCAGAGCCTCCATGTTCATGCCAATCTAATTTTCCAACATGATTGTAGTTAATATTAAACCAACCCTGAACCCAAAAATCTTCTTTTTCAAAGTCAATTCCGTAGTATTCACAGGCTTCGAATGTCATTGATCTTACTGATCTAAATAATTTATGAATTGCTGGATGATAAAATTGAAATACATTGTACTTGTTCCATTTGCTAGTCGTTATGCTTCCAGAGGTATCCCAGAGTGTTTTTTCTCCCTGATCATTTTTTAATATTTCCCCATTTTTAATGCGGTCATATTGTTTTCCTAAAAATAATGACAAATCGTCTAAGTCAGAGTTTAAATTTCTTTCAAAAAATTTATGCGTAACGCTAGTATTAATGCTAGTGCTTTTTAAAGGTACGTTGTCGTACATTTTATCTCCCGTCTTTTTATATTAGTATATCATATAAAAAAATGAGATTTATTTATTGTGAGTTAAATAATCTCCAGCAATAAACCAGTCTTGTGGTTCACAACTAAATGATAGAACGGTATGTGATGTATCGTCTGTGTCTATTGATGTTACTGGAACTTCAATAATTGACCCATCTTCTGCTACCTTGATTAATGTGTCTCCGATAGCAACTCCACCTGCTTCAATAAATACATAGAACGGATTGCCTTTAATAAACATTGGGTGATTTAAAGAAAACTTTGAGTTGCTTTCTCCGTTAAAATAAATAACCTCTTGGACAATTGATGGGACTATTGCGGTAACAGTTACGTCAACAAGACCAGTACTAGTTGTAGTTGGTATTGCAATACTTCTCCAGTCAGAATCTGTTTGATCTCCATCGCCCAATGGTAACTCTGCTATGCCTATTGTTCTCATTTGATCATCAATTTGTATATCTTTTGCTGCAATTGTTCCACCTGGTACTCTAATTAAAGTGTCTTCATGAACGCATGGTCCAACTGACCAAGGCGTAAAGCCAAATGCGCCGAATGGAGTGAATCCAAACGGGGTGAATCCAAACGGGGTGAATCCAAACGGGGTGAATCCAAAAGCACCGAATGGAGCAAATCCAAATGGTGTGAATGAGAATGATGTAAGTGTTGCAGAATATTCAGAGTATTCTGAATTTCCATTAGCATTATTTGCTCTTACACGATAAGCCTGAGCAGTTCCTGCTTCTTGTCCCACAGAAACAGAAGTTGATCCTGTGTTGCCAGATTTGCTATCATTTGATTCCCAATCATAACTAGTAATTGCTGAGCCACCAGTTGCAGGGGCTGTCCAAGAAACATCATCTGTTGCTGCTGAGCCTTGAGCAGTTGCAGTAGGTGCTGATGGTTTATTTGGAACAGTTGTTGCAGTAATGCTATTAGATGCTGCGGATGCTGGAGAATTTCCAATTGAGTTTGTTGCTATGACTGTAAATGTATATGCTGTGTCTGATTGTAAACCAGTTACAGATATAGGAGAAGATGATCCAGTACCAGTATATGATCCTGGAGTGGATGTTACTGTATAAGATGTGGCAGCAAGTGAGTTTGCTGGCAAAGAAAATGTTACATCTGCCCGTCCATTATTGTATGCACGTCCAGATGGGACATTTGTTGCGCTAACTGACTCTGGGGCTAATGGCTCCACAAAGTCATTTGATGCTTGGGACTTTCTGCCCGTTCTCTTACCTGATGCCATTATCTACTCCTTTAATTTTGTTTGTTATGCTGAAAGATCGCCGAATACTACCCAAGAATCAGTTGCACGCTTAAATAGTGTACAAGATGACCACCGTGTTCGTAGTTTTAGGCCTGGGGTAGAGTTAACAGTAACTCCGCTATCTCCTGCAATTGTAACCTGTCCTGTTCCTGTCTGAAGAATATCCAGAGTAGTTCCGACTGGGTAAGCAACTGCGCTATTTAGTGGGATAGTAATTGTTGTTCCTGATGCTGAATTTACTTCAATTAAAGAATCTCTTTCAGATGTTGCTGAAAGTGTGTATGAAGCAGTCTTAGAAATAATTGGTGTCCGTGAAGGCACGCCTTCTTTTGTTTGTGTTCCATCTGTATACGCAATACCATTTGCAGCAACAGTTACAAGACCTGTAAATGTTGGGCTAGCAATCGGGGCTTTTGCAGAAAGATCTGTTGTGAGACCTGAAATTTTAGACTGTGCAATTGCTGCTGAAGCATTAATATCTTCGTTAAGAATTGTTCCATCAAGAATCATTGTTGAAGTTACTGTTCCTGTTGGAAGAGTGACTGTTCCTGTAAATGTTGGTGAAGCAAGTGGTGCTTTTAATGCAATTGCGTTTGCAGTTGTTGCTGCAAAATTAGCATCATCACCCAGTGCTGCTGCAAGTTCATCAAGAGTATTTAGAAGTCCTGGTGCAGAATTAGTTAATATAGCAATTTCTTGCTGCACAAACGCTGTAGTAGCAATCTGTGTTGTATTAGTTAATGTATTTGCTGTTGGTGCAGTTGGAGTACCAGTAAGTGTTGGTGAAGCAAGTGGAGCCTTAAGATCAAGGGCTGTTTGTGTAGCACTTGAAACTGGCTTGTTGGCATCTGTTGTATTATCAACATTTCCAAGACCTACATGTGACTTTGTAACACCAGATACTGTTCCAGTAAATGTTGGTGAAGCAATAGGTGCATATGTGGTTGCTGCTGTTGAAGACTCAAGTTTTGCTGAAAGATTAGAAACTAAATCTGTAATCTTAGATTGAGCAATTCCATTTGCTAATTTAGCATCTGTTACTGCTCCGTCTTTAATTTTTGCTGTTTCTACAGAATCAGTAGCAAGTTTTGCTGCTGTAACTGCTCCGCTTGCAATCTTTGCTGTCTCTACTGCATCAGAAGCAATCTTTGCTGCTGTTACTGCGGTGTTGGCAATCTTGGCATCAGTTACAGATCCGTTTACTGGTGTACGCTCATTAGTAAGTGCTGCGTTGTCATTATAAACAAGGTTTAGAGTATTAGAAATACCGTGAACACTTGTATTTGCTGATGTATGTGCACTTGCATTGCCAGTCAGCCAAGATATTTCTGAAGTTGTGTTGGCAGTTAAGTTAGTAACATTACTTGTTAGGTCTGATATTGAGTTTGAATTTATTGCTATAGTATTCTGTAAACCATTTAAACTTGTTGTAACGGTATATGCATAGTTTGCATCTCCGTTAATCGAATTTGCTAACTCCCAAATACTATTAAGGGCGTTTGGAGCATTTCCAACTAGGTCTGCGACTGCTGCGTCTACTAGGCCTTGAACTTCTGATGAGTCAAATACTATAGATGCATCTACGAAGTATGCTAGGCTTGTCCAAGCACTTGATCCGTTACCCATTTTAAATTTATTTGTATCTGTTTCAAAACCAATTTCACCTGCTGCTAGAGTTGGGTTTGCTGCAGTCCATTGTGCTGCAGTTCCTCTGCGCTGTTGCATTCTTGTTGCCATTTATATTGCCTCCGTGGGTAATAAACTTATGATGTAATTATAACAGATATTTTTAATTAAAATTATCTGTTGCAACTCCACCGTCGTATGTTGCTGTCCAACTGTTAGTGCTTGGTAGTCCGCCTTCTGCTGGAGTACCTTGTGGAGCATTATAAAATCCACTAGATACAAATTGGCTTACTATAAATCCAGTTCCATCAATCGCTGTATCGTGAATGTGGTCTGGAAGGCTTGTTGTGTCATCTACTGCTGCTTGTGTATACCATGTTCCATTGTAGTAAACGTTAACTCTTGAAGTTAATGTATCAAACCATAATTGTCCATTAACTGGTGTTGCTGGGGCTGTAGCACCTGATGGCATTGCCCCAGTAACAGAGTCTACGTATGCTTTTGTAGCAGCATGTGTGCTTTCAGTAGGAGTGGCAACAGTAACTGTGCCTCCAAATGTACCGCCAAGTGTGACAGAAAGTCCATTCTTGACTTTGAAGTCTTTATTTACTGTTGCCATCTTTTACTCCTCGTATTTTTTAGTTATTTTAAGATTGTTCCGACAATCATAACATCGGAGTTATTATTGGCGGTTGTAACACGAACACGAACATCGTTGCCAGAAACATCTGCTGTAACTGATCCAAGAGAACCGTTTGTTCCTACCATTGCATATTCTGTGATTGCAACGTTATCTGATGTATCAAGTGTTAAGATAACTTTTGAAACATCTGTGTGAGATCCATTGGCAATTTTAACCAAAAACTCACCTGAGCGGTAGTCTGCCTTGGCCCATGATGCTGCTGTGCTTGTGCTTGCTGTTGCTACAGTTGCCTGTGCTGCTATTTGCTTTGCAACATTGTTAATCTCTACTGCTACAAAGTCTGGAACTACTGCTTCAAGAGCAGCAACTGCACGAGCATTTGTAAAGTATAGATTTGAAGTACCTTCTGAAAGGTCATCTGTATCAGAATCTGCCACTCCGTTTTCTGCGGAAATAGTAAGTCCTGAACCTGAACCTGTGATAGTAATGTTTGTAAGTGTTGCACCAGTTAAAAGTTCTGCTGCAGAAGTCTTTGCACGGGTATTTGTGTAATATAGATTTGTTGAACCTTCTTCAATTGCATCTGTATCAAGTGCGTCGATTGCAGAAGAAATTGCATTGGACATGCCAATTACAGAGATTGTATTTCCTGTAATATCGATATTGTCTCCTGCAGTTAAAATATTTTGCTTTAATGCAACTGAGTTAGCAAGTGTTGTTGCAAAGTTTGCGTCATCACCAATTGCTTGTGCCAACTCATTGAGAGTGTTAAGAAGATCTGGTGCTGAATCAACAAGACTTGATACTGCTCCATCAACATACGCAGTTGTTGCAAGAACATTTGAGTTTGTTCCAGCAGCAGCGGTTGGTGCTGTTGGTGTACCAGTTAGGTCTGGCGAAGCAAGTGGTGCCTTATCGTTAAGTTGTGCTTGAACGTTTGAGGCTGCTCCACTTAAATAATTAAGTTCAGTTGTTGTTGCTGTAATGCCATCTAAAACATTAACTTCTGCTGCTGTAGCAGTTACGTTTGTTAGGTTTGTTGTAGCAATGTCAATATTTGATGAACCATCAAATGAAACACCAGCAATATTTCTTGCTGTTTCTAATGTTGTGGCTGTATCTGCATTACCAGTAACATCTCCAACTAGGTTTGCTGTAATAACGTTTGCTGAAAAACTTGCACTTCCATTACGCTTTACAACTGTGTTTGCGGTTGCAGCATCTGTTGCTGTTCCGCCGATTAATCCAATGATGTAGTTTTGATCATCGGTTTTCTTTGTTAAAACGTCAAAATTGTTTACGGTTGCTGTAGAACCTTCAACAATAAGACCATTTTTTACTTTAAAGTCTTTTGATACTGTTGCCATTTTCTATCTCCTTGATTAGGCCTTAAGTCCAATTCGTGCATAACGAACTGTGACTGGCTTGATTGCTGGATCTGGGGTCACAGTTATTGCAACTGTATTTCCAGTCCTTGAGACACTAACGGTTCCAATATTCCCATTGTTGTCAATTGTTCCATATTCGCTAACGTTTACATTTGAACCGTCAACCAATATTGTCATTTCTGTAGCATAGTATTTGTTATCGCCAGCAGAAGTCTTTGCAATAGAGATGATATATTTAACCATTCTCCATACTGTTGCGTCAAAACTATCAATTACTGTAGCATTTTCAATGCCAGAAATTGTGTTTTCATTGTTACCAGAAGATCCCAAATCTGTAGACTGGGCAGCGGTAGAGTCAATTAATTTCTCGTAATCAGTCTGTGTTGGACGATCACCAGTTTGAAATAAGGTCTTTACTGTGGATAAGGATACGATTGCCATGTTGTTATTATAACATTATTTTTTAATACTTTTTATCCAAAACTGATAGTTATTAATTATAATTTCAACACTGCCTTTATTCTCTTCTAAAAACTTGTCAATACCCAATTTTGGTTCTAATTCAATGTTTTTAGTATCATGTTTCCATTGATAGTCATCGAAGGCTAATACTCCATCCCGCTTTAAAAGCGGTAAAGAATGAACTGCATCCTGATAAACTGCTTCTGCCGTATGATCTCCATCAATATATATGAAGTCAAACTTTTCAGTACAAGACTGTAGATATGAAATGCTTGTACCTTTGTGTTTTTTAATATTTGAAAATTTGGACATTCTTTTGTCATAGAAAGACTCAACATTAGACCAGTCAAATTCTTTATGAATAAGTTCTTCAGATCCTTCCCAAGTATCAACATCTGTTAAAGTAGATGTTGGATCTGTAAGTATATTTTTTAATATCCATTCTGAGGCATCGCCAGTATAGGCACCTATCTGTAAAAAATTAAGGTTTGGCATATGCCTATATCGGCTTAAGCCATATTCAAAATTTTTATTATGTGGCTCAAACCAATTAGGATACTCCATTTTGCTCCCAAAAAGATATTACATCTCTTCTGGATTTGTGATGTATTCCGTCTGGGTGCTCCTTATTCTCTTTTGTATTATGGGGAGAGGTAACTGATGTTTCAAAATCCATAGAATAGGTAAATAGTGGCTTGGAGTAACTTTTAACTCCGTGGTAAATAATAAAGTCTGCAAGGGCTCTATAGTCAGATGGCAAAACATATTTTCCGTCAACAAAGTATTTGTCAACTATTTTTTTTGCACCTTCTTTGGTTATTAGATAGCAGGCTGCAGACCAATTTCTATGTTCTCTCATGTGGAATGAGGTGTTGACTTGAAAATTATGAATAATGCAAAACTGCAAAACATCATATTTAGGTTTTATGGAATTAAGAAAATCTTCAAAGGTAAAGTTCCAATATTTTACTGTTTCAAAACTAAGATCATCTTCTATGATAATTGCATAGTCAGAGTCTGAGGTTTCAAGCCATTTTTTTATTGTGCTTAAATGTGAAATAGTGGCTCCTAGTTCTGAATCAGTTAGAGATAAGTGATGTCTGTTAAAAACAAGGCTTTCCCAATCTGTACTATTTCCGTCAACGGCCTCTATAATATTATAATTAGATAAATTGCTTTCTTCTAGTTGATTTTTTATATAGTCAAATCTATCTGTCCTTGATTTTAAATTAATAACGTATACAGGCTCAAAGCCTTTTAATTTATTTAAACCAGTATGTTCCGACATGTTGAACCCTCACATAAGGAGCAAGGTAAATTTTACCACCGCTCATTTTCCATAATTTACAAAATTGATAATCTTCCGATAATAGCCTTTCGCTATCGTGATCAATTATTGCTTGCCAAAAATCATAAATTGGATCTCCAAAAACAATAGACCCCACTTCTTGCTGATCACATCTGTATTGTGGGATATCTTTTTTAATTGTTTCAAAAACTTTACGAGAGATTAGCATAAGGCCAGTACCCATATAATCAACCTCAACTATGTTTTTTGGATTTTCTCTTAATTTTTCTCTTTGATTAGGGTTCATGTTTACATTATAAATAGCAGTAAAGTTTTCTAAATCTGGCTTATCCTCTTTTGCAGCCTTTCTAACTCTTTCCCAGTTAATTCCTTTCATTGGCACAGCAGCACCAATCAAATCAGCCCCCTCTGAAATCATCTTTATAATTCCGTCTGCTCCAAAACCTTCATCTGCATCAATAAATAAAAGATAGTCGCTATTAGATCTTAAAAACATTTCAGTTAATAGATTTCGTGCTCGTGTGATTAAAGACTCATTAGCAATATCTATAAAGTTTGCGGTGTGGCCTGAATTTGACAATGCCTTAACTAATTCAAGAACACTTTTCATGTATACGCCACTGCACATTCCACCGTACATTGGTGTTGCAATTGTAATATGTGCCATACACTTCCTATCTATAGAATGTAGTTACTAAACCCAATAACTTGCAATGGAATTGGCGGTGGATTAGTAGAACTATATCCTTCAACTCCAACATTAATAAACCTTATGCGAAACGGTAAAACATCATTAATCCTTACAACTCTTGTTTCTGGAACAATCTTTGTAATTGAATAATTCTCTAAAGTTATACTTCTTGTTTTATTAGCACCCTTGTTGGATAGGACTGCTTTTGCCATTAATCTGTTACATCTTCTAGGATAATCATGCTACCCTGAGCAACTGTCCAAACCTGAAGATTACCAGCAGAGGAAAGTTGTATGTCAAAGATGTCTCCTGTTTGAAGAGATACTGATTCTGATGCTTCTAGTGAAACTGTAAATTCGCCATCTCCATCATCTGCATCGTGAATTGGTGTTAATGCCATAATGGTAGTTGCATCATCTGTAATTACCCCCAAATTTTTAGAAAGATTTGGACGTTTAATTTTCATTGTAATTGTCCAATCTGGAATATTCAATGGTTGTTTAGCATCATCAGTTACGTAAACACGAAATGCAGACGTGTCTCCACGAACCACTGTCCATGTTACTGTTGGAGGCTTATTGCCAACCTCATACTGACCGCTACTACTTCTTGTTGTTGCCATGATTTAATTATAACACTTAAAGTCCGTTTTTAACAGCACCCCAAGTGGCATTTCCTCCTTTAATTGGTGACACTAATAATTTTCCATTGGTTGCGTGGGAATATGCAACCACAGCAATAACGGAAGATCCTGATGCTGGCTTGGTGGTAGTGAGTCCGCCAGATGATCCAACATATAACTTATCACCCTCATCATAAGAAGAAGTATTGATATTTTCTAAAACTCCAACGGTGACCACAACTCCATCATTTGCGTCTTGCATCGTGGCTTTTGCCAAACCAATGCATGGAAATGTGTCAATATTGCTTGCTTGAGATTTTGATATGGTGGTCCTGCTGTTTGCATATCCTGTTATATATACAGGAGTTCCTTTTGTTATTTCTGCCCCGCTAACATTTCTTACGTCTAGAGACAGGTATGGAACCTGCAGAGCAGTTAATAAATCATTAACCTTTTCTGCCAATTCCTGCATATCAGAGTGAACATTAACAGGATCATCTGATATAGGATATGGTATTTCTTGAGGATTTGTTAAACCAGTAGCCATGATTTTACATTATACCATTAAAAGTATACCTACTTGACTTTTACCAATTTCACTTGGTATAATTAATGTATTGACACCGTAAGGTGTCATTTTGTTCTAGGAGGCACTACTATGACGAAAGACGATTTTGTAGTTGGAGGCTTAGCATTTTTAATGGTTGTTTCAACTTTGTTTAATGCAACCAACGCTCAAGCAGTAAAGAAAGAAGAGTTTCTGGCACGGGTTGCTTCCCAGCAGGCATTGGAGCAAACCTCACACATAGAAATTATGAAAAAATACAAGAATGCCAAATCTTTAAATGAAGAACAATGCAAAGAACTTTTATCGGCAGTTGGTTTTGAAGGAAAAGCCTTAAAGGTTGCTTGGGCGGTGGCTCAAAAAGAATCAAACTGTAGACCTGTGGCTATAAACAATAACCACAATACTGGAGATAACTCTTATGGCATATTCCAAATAAACATGATTGGTGAATTGGGACAGGCTAGACTAGAAAAATTCGATCTTGATTCTAAAAAAGATCTTCTTGATCCAGTTACAAATGCAAAAATTGCTTTCTATATGACCAATAAAGGGGTAGACTGGTCTTCTTGGACATATTTAGATGGAGAAAGATTTAAACAGTTATTGCTGGAATACCCGAAATACTAAAAATAAGCGATTGCTAGATATTGACTTCCAGTAGTTATTGGGTAAAATTTATGAGACCAGTCACTACCAGATGGGTAGATGATGACATCTCCTTCGTTAAGAGTTGTTGGATCATTACCAACTCTATCTTTAAATTGAATCTCCCCTCCAGAATAACCGCTGCTTAAGCAAATTATTATTGTATTTTCATGTAAGGCGCTATTCCTGCTTTGATCATCAATAAACTCTGAAGCCTTTATATTTTTACATATAGTCCATGGCTTGATCGTCTTTGCTGTTTGTTCTTTTATTTTTAAATAATCAATAATAAATGGGAAAGCAAAAAAATTTAAAGTGCTTTCTAGTTTTAGTTTTTTTATGTGAAACTCTGACTGTTTATTCATTATGTCAAAATAAGGGTTAAAAAATGGAGCCTTATTCTTTATTTTTTTTTGAGATTTTAAAAAAACTCTTGTATCTTTTATTGTAAAAATTTCACTAAAGTCTGTTAAATTAGTATTGTTTATATTTTTTTTAGATGATATTTCCCACATATTTTCTGCACAATCTGAATCTTCTAAATCTTTTAAAATTGTAAAAAAATCAAACATTGAATTATTTTTATATAACAAAATATCAGTATCTAATTGTATTTTATTCATAAGTTATCCGATTCCGTTAGCGAGTACTATAAAATTTTTTGTAAAATAAAAATGTCCTTCGTTTAATTTTAAAGAGTAGGCCTGGTCAAAAACTGTACGTCCTGGAGGTACAACTGCTTCTGTTTCTGTAAAAGATGACTCTGTATTTTTTTTTAATATAGAACTACGACTGTAGCCTTTCTGTGTGCCTTTTGCTATCTCGTCAATATTTGCAATAGTAAAAGCAGCAAGAGCATTTTCTTTATCTTTTATTTTGTTATATTTTGCTTCATAGCCGTCGAATCCTAAATCATTTAATTTTATAGCAATATATTGATTTTTCTGTATTCTATTTTGATTTACGTATGTAAAATCTGTCATGTTGTTGCTTTCTGCAGAATACAGCGATGCTTCACAGATTTCATATTCATGAACAATTCTATCTCCTGCAATTATTTTTGTAAAAATATCAGAAACATCTTCTATCCCATCTTGAGTAACCTTTATAGATAAAACTTTATCTCCCGCATTTAAATCTTGCGGATAAGACAGGCTTCCATTGCTTAAATATACTTTTTCTGAAAGTGGCAAAGATGAATCGTAAAACATTTTACTTGTTATGTACCAAAAGATTACCAGCAATAAACCAATCTTGTGGTTCACAACTAAATTGATATACATTGTGGGATGTGTCGTCTGTGTCAATAGAAGTTACTGGTAATTCTGTAATTGATCCGTCAAGTCCAATTTTGATTAAAACATCTCCAATTGCAACTCCTCCAGCCTCTACAAAAACATAAAATGGATCACCTTTTATAAACATTGGATGATTTAAAGAAAACTTTGAACCAATATCTCCATTAAACCAAACAACCTCTTGAACAATAGATGGAACTATAGCCGTAATTTTTGTTACAGAAATTCCTTGACTAGTTAAGGTTGGGATTGCGATAGATCTCCAATCTACCTCTGTATAGTCTGTACCGCTTAAAGGAATTTCTTCTATATTGATTGTTGAGATTTCCTGATCTATCTCTATATCTTTGGCTGGAACATCTCCCGTTGGAGTTCTAACTAAAGTATCTTCATGCACGCAAGGGCCAACTACCCATGGAGTAAAGCCAAAAGGTGTAAATCCAAATGGAGTAAAGCCAAAAGGTGTAAAGCCAAAAGGGGTAAATCCAAAAGGGGTAAATCCAAATGCTCCAAATGGAGCAAAACTAAATGTATAGTTAACCAAATTTACAATTTGGCCTAATTCTTCAACTGTTCCAGCGGGGATGTCTTGTGACTTAATTTTATTATTTAAATTAGAATCGCCAGTGCCTTCATTTGTTGTATTGTAGTTAAATCCTAGTCCGCTCAATGTAGACTCTGCTGTAGTTTTATCAACCCCGACTAAATTGGGAATTGAATTTCTACGAAATATTTTATTTCCACGGCCAGGATTTTTTGCCATTATGGAACCATATCTCCCATTGCAAGCCAGGTGTTAGTATCTCGTTTAATTAGTGTGGCACTAGACCATTGAGTTCTTAATTTTAATCCTGGAGTTGCGTTTATAGTTACCCCACTTGCACCAGCAAGAGTAACTTGTGATGAGCCAGTTTGTAGAATATCTATTGCAGTGCCAATTGGAAATGCCACAGAACTATTAAGTGGTACGGTAACGGTTCCACCAGCAGACATTTCAACCATCTTAAAAGAGTCTGCAATTGCCAATGTATATGAAGATGATTGTTGATTAAATGTATAAACTGGATCTGTAATTGATTGCCAAGTAGATCCATCATACACTTGTAAATCATTAATTGTGTTGCCAATACTGTCTTGTTTTAAAAATACAACTGTTCCATATATTGGTGTCGGAATTGCCACATTTCTAGCAGATGGATTAAGGAAAATATTTAAATTCTTTGCAACAATTACAGAGGAAAAGTTTACTGGACTTGAAAACTCTTGTGCTGCTGTCCATGTGTACGCTGCTGATGTGTTTACAATTCCTGCAATTGGATACCACTGGCTTGTTGCTTCATCATAAACATATGCTGGTCTTGCGGTTGGATTAATTGTTGCCATTAGATCACCCTCAAAAAAGTATTAGCACTTACATCATAAACAGACATCTCTAAAGGACTACTTCCCTTTTTAATCCAAAGCAAGCCATCAACAAGTCCTGATGTTGGCGTAGTGTTTTGATAAATAGATGTGGCAGATAAAGGCATGCCCGTATACTCAGCATCTGTGTTTACCCATAAAAAACCATCTACTGGAGATGTTGGCTCTGTATCTTGAACTTCTGCTGCTGCTGCTGGGTTTAATAAATTATCATTAATTTGAGTTTGTAAATCATTAAGAGTGTAAGCCATAGATGGGTTTGTTAATGATTCTAAGTTGGTATTGTTTACATCATAGGTTGAAGATCCGTAGTGATACAGTCTTAGGGCAGCCTGAATGTCTGCGGCATCATCATAGCCAGGTATTTTAGTCGGATATACATTTCCTATATTTTCAGAAGCCATTATTCACCACCTTGCTCATTATATCACGATTCCTCTGACGGGTTTAAGACAATTGTAATTAGCATATGCACAGTTACCGTTTCGGATAAACTACTCCAGGTTCCAGCATCTAGTTCTGCTGCTTTTAAAGATATTGAAAGAGTATCGCTACTTGCCCCCACAATTGACACGGCATTTATAGATGATGCGGTTGGATTGGAGTGACCTATAGAAAATTTAATTGAAAAATTTTCTTCGGTAAGCGGAGTTCCTGTTGTTTCAACTATATCGGCAATTGGAATTAAAATACTTGTTGTTCCGCTAGTAAAAGTTTGTAAAAAATTTCTAGAGTATACTGTTGGGTTAATTTTTAAAATTGGAACCCATGTGTTTGTCCCAAGACTTGAAATGTATTGGTACATGTACGAGTACTCTTCGCCAGGGGCATTATTTATATATAAATCGTTTAAATATAAGGTTTGGCTAAAAATACTGCCACTAGAAGTAAATAGACTTGGAGAGCCAGTTCCAACAAAAACTTTGCTTCCTCTTATACCAGTGGCGCCTATGTCTAGTTGAACATTTACGACTGGTGGTGGTCCAAGAACTGTAATTTCTTCGGTGTTAACTAAAACCTCAACAGCCATTAAACTGCCCCAGTTATATCATCTGTGACAGTGATTGATCCAGTAAGAATTGTAATAATATTTGTAGCGCTTGAGTTAATTTGAACGTCATAAACATAGGTTCCAGATGAAAGGGTTCTGCCTACGGCTGGAAGAATTGTACAAACTATTGTGTCATTAGTTATATTAATAATCGCCTGTGCTGTTGTTTTGACTCCAGTAGTTCCTCTGGCTGTTGCAATTGTATATGCTCCATTTCCAAGGTAACTATCTAACTGAAAGGTTGTTCCATCAGAATTTTTGGGGGATATAACAAACTCATGTGTATCACCACGATAGTAATTAAAATTATATGTGCCTGGAAATGCCATGGTTCTCCTTTTGCTTTTGTCCTTTGGGTGCGGGAATCGAACCAACATTATCCGCTTCGGAGGCGGAAGTCCGACCATTAGACGAACCCAAAATTTTAAAGCATTATCATTATACCATTAAGAAACAAAAACTGTGATGCTTTTTACAATCATTTCTGCAGGAAAGTCTGTCCTAATCTGTGGTTTGGCATAACATTTAAAAGCCTCACTTTCAATATAAAAGGTTTGTGGAATTGAAAAACTATAGGTATTCTGATATTTTAAAGTTCCAACGAAGTTAACTGGTCCGTCATTCTTTTTTGTAAAAAATGTCTTTATCCAGACATCTGTGTTGCTAGACTGTGTAGATAACTCCACCTCATACAAAACTTCTACTTTTGCACCTACAGACAAACCTAAAAAATTTAAAGATCTAATGTCATTTCCCCAAAGAGAATCTCCCTGTCGTGGAAGAAATTTGTTAATTGGGTTTTTACTATCAACGTATAAAGAAACCCACCCATTCTCTCCTTCTGTAATTCCAAGAATAAAAATATCATTTCTGTCATTATAATATTTTGCCCAACCAGGCTGTTGTCCAGATAAAGTTATTCCGTCTACACCATCTTTTCCTGGAATTCCTCTTTCTCCCCTTGGCCCAATGTCACCTTTATTTCCTTTTTCTCCAGTGTCGCCTTTTTCACCCTTCTCTCCTTTTTGGCCCTGTGGTCCTGGGGTTGGGATATGCATTACTTGTGTTATTGGAGTATTGGATGGATTGTTTTGCTGTGCCTCAATTACCTGCTGAATATATTTATCTTTACTATCAAATGGGGTTGGGACGCTCTTACTTACAGCCATCTCTCAGCCTACTTCTTTATTTTTACCGTTTTAGCAGATCCAGATGCAGTTATTTTAATTACGTCTGGCAAATTTGTTTTTACATTACTAACTTTAATGACAGCCATTATAGTCCCGCACTAACGTCACCAATTACAGATATTGTTCCTATCACTGGAGTCCAGACTGTTTCATCGATTGTTATTTCTAGGTCAAAACTTAACTCTGCAACTGTTCCACCATAAGTAGTTCCCCAAAGCGATGTGATTTCTGCGGGAGCAGTAACAATAACATACCCATCAAAAGACTCTACTTCTAATTCATCAAGAATATCCGTTTTACGGTCATATGCACTAGCAAGAAAACTCCATCCATCGGTGTCTAGACTAGTAGTTTCGTCATCATTTAAAAAATCAACCCTAATCGTAGATGTGTCACCACGGACAACATTCCACCTTATAGTAACTGGATCGGCACCAAAAATCTCTGGTTCACAAGAAGACATAATAGGATTATACCATTAAATATCAAAAAGTGCCAAGGAGAGCATTTATAGAACTCCCAGGCACTACTTATTTTTGATTTTATTTGATATATTTTTTTTGTAACAATTGGGTAAACTTTGTAGGGGTCATCTCAGTATTTAAGATTTAGAACCAGAGTGTCAATTCGATAGTGTATACTTAAAATATATAAAGAGAAAAGAATATCTTTAAACCTTTAATATTATTTATATATTATATATAGAGAAAATTATTTATCAGTTTTTGATATATGTGTTAGTAAAGTTTCGAACATCTTATCTATTTTTTTATCCATATCTTTTCTCATTTCATTTGCTTCTGTCATCCGAACTTCTAATCTCGTAACTTGGTCCTTTAAACTTGAGCCAGAATTGGGGCGAATTTCAGATCGTATTTCGTCAAAATAATGTTTTGTTAACCATTTGACTGTTGCAACGAGTCCTGCTACAATAGTAGTAACACCTATGATGATCTCGATAGTAAGAGCAGATTGGCTTGAAAATAACATAACATGAGTATTATAACATTATTATTTGGAGATATATAAAATGCAAAGCGCTATATTGGAAACACTGCAGAAGTCGCAAAAAATTATTATCTCTCCAGATGTAGATGGTTTTATGTCGGCGGAGTTATTGAATCGCAAATTCGGTTCGCAAATTGTTGGTACATACGATAAGAACATATTATGTCTTGCTGACGACGTTAAGCCTGAAGAATGTCTTTTCGTCGATTGTGATATGAATACGAAAGAGTTTGTTTCGATCGGAAATCATATGAGAATTGAAAATGACAATATGGCCGATGCGTCATTCAATCCAAATCGTTTTTGGAAAACGAAAATGTATACCTCAAAGTTTCCTTACGCAACCTGTTTTTTAATTTCGTCGGCAATAGAGGTTGATCTTGATCTATATGACCTTAAACGCATGGCTCACGCTGATTCAACACTAATCAATATGGAAAATTACAGCAGTAACATGCGTACATGGTCAACAAGGCTCAAAGAATCCGATGTAACTCCAATTATCGAACAAACCTTAGATATCTCAGACATTAGAGTGAAGTATCCAACACAATCTTTTGCATCAAAAAGGTTTGGCAAGGAAAGATATCTGGATACCCTAAATAAGGCCCTAGAAAGCGAGGGGACGGATTATCTCCCATTAACCAAGGGTACCAAGTATATGGCTGATAAAGTCGGCTTAAACACCCTTATAAGGTATATGGATGATATCATTTCATATGCGGAAATATATTCAGGTGAGTATAGTGTCACGTATAACCAGGAGATTGAGTTTAGATGACCAAAGATGTTAGGCCTTGGGATTTAATTAATCCTAATCAGCCAAAAAGCACAGATGAGATTGTTAAGTCCCGCCTAGAAATTTGTAAGTCTTGTGAATATTTTAGACCTAAGACAGAGACTTGTCGCAAGTGTGGATGCTTTATGAAATTAAAAACTACTTTAGTAAATGCCAAATGCCCAATAGGCAAGTGGTAAAAGAATGTTATAATCAGATTATGAAAGTTAAAAGAATAGAGCCCTTTCAAGTTGAAAACTTTTTAGGAAAAAAAGAGATAGATCTTATTTACAAAAACGTAGATGCCTTGATTGATGAAGGCGTGCGTGAAAGTGGAGATAGGTATGCTAAATTTTTTAAATTTGTAAACAATGGTTTTATAACTACATACGGTCCGTGGCATCAAGATATATATGATTTCTTTATCAAGAAAGGTGAAGAATACGGACAGAATAAAATACCTTTTACAAATAATGCTTTGATCTTTGCTAGATACTCACACGAAAGTGGTGGTGTTCCAAACTTATCCCCTCATATAGATGTTGTTGCAAATAAGATTATCTATACCTGTACAGTTAGACTAAAGTCTAGCAAGCAATGGGATATTTATGTGAAAGACGAAAAATTTGATATGCCAAACGAAGGTTCGGCTGTATGGTTTACTGGAAATCAAGATGCTCACTGGAGACCAGATATAGAATTTGGTCCAGATGATTATTATGACATTATGCTAGTCCAGGTTTGGTCTGATATAGAAAATGAAGAATACGTTCCAGACCATAAAGAAAAAGCAGAAGCCCAAGAAGAAGAATATAAAGCCAAATATGCACATCTATTGCAAACAAGTAAAAATGTTAGTCGAGACAACAATACAGACTGCATTGGAATTAGTGATGGACAAACTACAGATGATGCCTACAGGGCTGCTGGCTATAAATTATAAATTCTAATTAACGCTTTGCTATATAGATATCTGAAGTCATTCCTTCGTTAAACGCAAAGGCATAGACATACCAGTCATTGTTCCTTTGTAAAAAATTATTTATAGAGTCAATAACTCCTATTTCTTTTATTTCCTTGTCGTCTTCCCCTGGATTTTCAAACCTACAGTAATCATTAAATCCAATTATTCCTCCTGGGTTTAATCTTAACAATGATTGTTCTATTGCATAGTCTGTCGCCTCTTTAGTGTGCAGATAATCTATATATATAAAGTCAAAGGCGTCTGATCTATTTTGACAGAAAAATTTAAATGTACCAGCATAAACCTCAACATGCAGCATATCTTTAAATCTATTTTTAACAAAAGCATAATGGTCTTTTGCCTCATCCCATCTTTTTATCCCATATTGTTTTGCAAAGTCATCTTCCATAAGATAAGGATCTACCAGAACTGCTTTACTTACAGATGTTTTTTGTATTACGTCAATAGCAAAATCTCCAGCCAAAGTTCCAATCTCTAAGAATGATATATTTTTTGGCAATGACTCTATGAATGTTAGTCGATCTGAATATAGTTTTGCATTTGTCAATTGATCTTGACTTATTGTATTTTTTATTCTTAATGATTCTTTTTCATGCAGAATCTCAGGATTCTCTACAAACCACATTAATTAGTTGTCTTATCGTGATCTGATTCAGATTTACAAGAACATCCATCACAGCAAAATTCTGAAAAAATTTTTAATGCCAAACCATCGTTTTTGACTTCGTCTTTCCACATTGCGTTTTCAAGATTGTCTAATATAGCCATTAGTTAGTGTCCTCCATAGGATCTCCAAAGAAATTCGTGTATTGCTGTTACTGTGTATAGTGTTGATAGTAAAAGATGGAGTTCCATGGCTTTTGATACCCTCGATATTTTTACCTTAGATTCCATTATCTTCCATGTATTTTAATCGTTCCTCAAGATGTGGATCTTTGAGTATTTCTTTAATGGCTTCTAGTTCTTTTTGACTTGGCATCCCGCCATCATCTGCCATAGAGGCTTCTAGGTTATCTAGGATACCCATATTAACTACAGGATGAGCAATAGTTATCAACACGAAGTTGCTCTTTTGTAACCCAGATAATCCTGGTGCAACGATAACAAGACTTCATAGAGTATTTCTTCTCTCTACGGTCTTTCCGAATTTCTAGTCCAAGTAAGTGCATATATTTATTTTATCATACTTGACTCAAGTTGTCAAATAGTGTATACTTTTAAGATGATAAGCGCTACACACCTTGGAGATTATGATCATTCAGACAGGGCTATTCTCATAGTGGGTGTTGCCCTTCTTATAACGCTTGTAATTTATATTATAGAGAGGTTACGCAAATGATATTTCACAAACACCTACTTGTTAATGCCAAAGTAGAAAATCCTATTAATACCGAAGAGCAAGGAGTTGACTTTCTTACCCGCCTAGTTGAAAGTATTGACATGAAGATTATTAAAGGACCTTTTGCGTCCTATGTTGACAAACCAGGAAACCGAGGACTTACTGCTATCGTAATGATAGAGACTAGCCATATAGCATTTCATATATGGGATGAGATGGATCCATCGTTAGTTCAGTTTGACTTGTATACCTGCGGAGAATTAAATCTTGCCAAGGTTCTTCTTGCTTTTGGAGAAACCTTTAAAGTTGTAAGTCTGGATTATCAATTGTTCGATAGAGAGAATGGCTTTGTCTTAGAAGACAGAGGATCTTGGCCAGCAATAATCTGAAAAAATTTTTATTTTCACTTTCATAAAAATCTGAATATTTTGTTCAGATGTACGATGCATGATTTGAAAAAATATAACAGAAAAAAATAGTGAGCACATAAAAGGGGGAAGCCTTCTATGTGTCTTGCTGTGCGTCCTCTATGTAATGACTGCGATCATAGTTAGCAATAGTCCCACCATTTTCTAGGTGGGCTTTGCGTCTCAGTTGCTCAGCAGAATACTCAGCCACTACTTATCGTTTCTAATTAGTCTAATAGAATAAACTAATGAGATAGTGCCAACTAGCAACCATGTAGGTATTTCTATTGCTACACCGCTTGGGTATAGGTTGTTAATATAGAAAGAGATGTAATCTAAATCTGCGTAGAACTCCATAACTATTTAACCTCTACTTCTCTAATGTTGTAAGTGAAACCCTTACCTAGTTTATTTAATTCAGCGATAACCGCTAAGATTTCTTCAGGCTTGCTAGCCTTATTGCCTACGGATAGCAAATTGCCACCCTGCCATAGTGAGTAAGTGATAGTCATTAGTTAGACTCCTTCATGTTATTCATAACCCAACGGCTTTCGTTAGGTGATAGGTAGCGGTGAGATACCACTCCGTTAGAGGCTACTAGCATTTCTAGATAAGCCTTTCTAGTCATGTAGTTGCCTACTGTATTGCGAAATACTAGGGGAGTATTCGTATTAGAGGAAGCCATAGGGTGGTTAGGCTCTAGAACCATTGTATTTAGTGATATCATTTTGATACCCTTTCTTTTAATCTAGTTAGCGATTTGCTAACCTTTTTGCTGACCTAGGTTATTTGCTCTTATTTGCTAGGCTCACCCTTTAGGGGGTTATTTGCTAGGCTCAGAGGCTCACTAGGATTTATTCTATATTTAATTTTCTATGTCGTAAGACTATCACACTTTAGTCGAAAAGTCAAGGGGACACGCCGTCTATTTGGTGTGATTTAGGCCACTTATTCGCTACGCTCATGCGAACACTTGTTCGCCTTATTTGGTAGGCTCATTAGCCTTATCTATCTCTATTTATTTGTATAATGGAATACTATCACACTACCCCCCAAAAGTCAAGTCCTAGCACGGCGTGTCGTATGTGATTTAGCCCACATGACAAAAGGTGCAAAACGGACATGTACTCGGCGTGGTCGGGCGTGTCTTAGGTGGGCTTAAGTCCCCTTTATAGATCCCCCAAAAATGTGGTGTAACTCACAGTGGCATATATCCCATATGTCCGTTTTGTGGTACCAAAAATGTCAGTGGTGCCTGTTATACTTCTAGTATAAAGAAAGTTGAGAAAGGTTCTCAAACTAGAAAGGAATTCAAATGAATTCAAATGTAATAATCCAAGTGTGTAAATCACACGTTCCAAATAAGTCTGCTATCTCA